GGCTGCGACGTGTTCGTGTGCTTCTGTGGGGCGGTCGGCGCCGGGCATCACACGGAGCTGGGCCTCGCCCTCGCGGGCGGGAAGCGGATCGTGATCATTGGCCGGAAGAACAACATCTTCCACTATCTGCCCCTGCAGGAGCACTACTCGGAGTTCATAGACTTCCTAAACAGGGAGATGGGCAGTGAGTGATATCGCACAGTTCTGCTTGGTGATGTCCGTCCTCTTCAGCGCCTACTGTCTCTGGCATATCGCCGAGTACCTGGAGAGGATAGCCGATAAGTTCGAGGAGGTAGCAAACCGTGACCGCTATGGCGTACAGGAAGATTGACCTCGAAGGGCGCAGCCGTCCTGCGGACATGAGTGCGTTCCAGACGGCGCAGGGCGTGGGGCAGCGGCTCGAACCCGCCCTCACTGCCCTGCCAGTTGACCTAGCCGCGACCAGTTCCGCGATCAGCCTGCGCGCAATTGCCGACGAGCTTGCGGCAATCCGCCACATTGCGGAGATGCGCTTTGCGTGGGAGACTCGCGAGCGTTGGTGGCAAAGGAGGACACGCGATGCGGAGACAACCTAGTTGGTGGGCCGTAGTCGCCTACTGGACTATCCTGATCGGGAGCTTCGGCTTCCTGCTCTGGTGTATCACTCAAGGCGGAGGCATCTGATGTTAGTCGTGAAGGTGGAGTTGCACAGCGCGATCACGGGGCAGGTCACCGAGCTAGAGAAGCTCGTGATAGGCAACGTGGGGCGGAGCTATGGTCAGAGCCATCGCCTCTGCAACTACATCGCCCGCGTGAAGGACGTGGGGAATGAATACAAGATCAGGGACGAGTGGAAGTGCAAGCCCAGCACCGGCTGGGTGACCAACTACGACCGGGAGAAGAACCACGTCTGGCACCTCGTAGCCTTCGCCCTCCGCGCGAACGGTTACGGGGAGTACGCCGATAACCCGCACGTCACACTAATCAAGGGGAAGCAGGATGAAGGTCACGCTGGCAGAGGCGCAGCTTCTGCAGGGGGAGAAGGGGTTCAGCGCCTACGCGTGCCTGGACACGACGGGGACGCGGGAGATATACGACATCCTGCGGCCGAGGCTGGACACGGACCAGGAGCGGACATACAAGTGGTCGCTGGCCCAGCTGTCACCCTCCATTACCATGACCCGGCGGGGCTGCAGGATCGACCCCTTCGCGCTGCAGGATGCGAAGAAACAGCTAGAGAAGGACCTAGTGGTAGCGGAGAAGGCTATCCAACTGCTACCTCTCGTCCGCGAGAAGTGGGACGGGGTACAGTTGAACCGAGCCGACTGCCCCAAGAACAAGCCGAGGAAAAACGGAACCCCCGGGAAACATTTATGGCCGAGGCGGAAGCCAGGGGAGTCACCTCTCAAAGAGTCCGAGAAATTCTGTACACACTGTGGGGCTTCACGCGTTGCCCCGAAGCCCTTCGAGGCGAGTTCATCGACACAATGTCGGCATCTCTTGTACGACTTGCTGCGCGTGCCGGTGCATCATGGGAAGGACGGGACGGTAACGACGGACGACGACGCCCTGCAGCGGATCAGTCATGCGGGGGTGGCGTGGGTGGACACGGCACCGAAGAAGAGCGGGACCGGGCCCGGCTGGCGGCGTGTACGCAGACCTTTACCGGGACTTTCGGACCTCTGCGAGGCCATCCTCACAATGCGGGACATCAGCAAGCAGCTGGGGTTCCTGAACTGCAAGCTCTCTGACCGGGGCCGCTTCCATGCCAGTTTCAACGTCGCCGCTGCCTGGACGGGGCGCTGGTCGTCTAGCAAAGACCCGTTCCAGCGAGGGGGTAACTTCCAGAACATCGGCGAGCAGCACCGACACATCTTTATCCCTGATCCTGGCCGGAAAATTGGCTACGCTGATCTTAAGACTGCCGAGTCTCTGCAGGTCGCGTACTTGGCGGGTGACGAGAACTACATCGAAGCCCATAAAGGGGACGTGCACACTTGGGTTGCTAGGGAACTCTGGCCCGATCTTGCGTGGACGGGTGATCTCAAGCAAGACAAGCACCTTGCCTCGAACTCGTATCCGGAGTGGGACAACGTACCCGGTCACGACTTCCGTTTTCAGAGCAAGCGTGTGCAGCACGGTACTAACTTCGGCCTTAGCCCGCAGGGGATAGCGATGATCGCTAAGATACCCTTCGAGCAGGCCAAGCAGGCGCAGCGGCGCTACTTCACCGCATTCCCGATGATCCAGGAGTATCAGCGCTACATCGCGGAGAGGGTCAAGGGGGCGTTCCCGTTGTATAACGCACTCCGCCGTCAAGTGCGCCTCTTCGGCCGCCCGTGGGACGATCACACGCGGAAGCAGGGGCTGGCCTTCTCCCCACAGAGCGGGGTGGCCGACGTGCTCGACACGGGCCTCTGGAGGGTGTGGAAAGAGTGTGATCCGTGGCTAATCGAGTTGCTCGCCCAGGTCCACGACGCTATACTCTTCCAGTACTCGGTCAGCAAGGAGCAAGCGGCGGTCGAAGCGCTCCGGCGCCTGATGGCCGTGGACGTTCCGATTACCGACTTCCAGGGAGTTGAGCGTGTGTGTACAATTCCCGTGGAGATTGCAATCGGCGACAACTGGGGGAAGGCTAACACCGACCCTAAGAAAGGGAGGCTCAACCCGAAGGGGTTGGTGGAAATTAAGTGAAGGGTGAGAAGTCTACAATCCACGTTCCCATCCGCGAGGGCCGCGTGCTAGTCGGCGGGGACGCGCACTACTGGCCCGGGAAGCCGTCAGTCGCTCACCGGGCCTTCGTTCACTTCGCTAAGCAGCTGAAACCGCAGATCGTAGTGTTCAACGGAGACGCACTCGATGCCTCTACAATTAGCCGACATCCACCGATTGGGTGGGAAGAGCTTCCCTCACTCGAAGCGGAGCTTGAAGTCGTCCAGCGAAGGCTGGAGGAAATTAGACGAGCTTCCCCGCGCGCACGGCACATCTGGCCCCTCGGCAACCACGACGCCCGTTTTAATATGCGTCTCGCCGCAGTCGCCCCGGAGTTCCGTGGCGTCAAGGGTACGCGGCTGGTGCATCACTTCCCTCTCTGGGAGCCTTGCTGGGCTGTCGCGGTTGGCGGTCGTGGCGGCGCAATCATTAAGCACCGCTACAAGGGCGGCAATCACGCGCCATTCAACAATACAGTCACGGCGGGACGCACTATCGTCACGGGGCATCACCATTCGCAGAAAGTCACGCCTTTCACAGACTACAACGGGACCCGGTACGGAGTGGACACGGGGTGCCTAGACCGTGCCTACGGCCCGCAGTACAACTACAGTGAAGACAACCCTCGCGACTGGCGCGCGGGGTTCGCCGTGCTCACTTGGCGGAACGGCGTGCTGCTTATGCCAGAGCTAGTATCAACCCTCAACGAAAGAAAAGGACTCGTACAATGGCGCGGAGAGATGATCCAGGTCTGACATATATGAGCGTGGAGGATATTGAGCGGACCGCTAACGTAGAGATGCAGGGTGTCGTGGCGGCGGAACAGCACTTCGACCGCTACAACCCGGATGCGACAATTGGTCGCGTTGCCAACCGCGTGGTGAGTATGCTACTCTGGCTTAAGCCGAGCCTGCGGGGGCAGGTGATTTCCCAGGCGCAGGAGCAGCTCGCAGCCTATAAGGAAGCGGCCGAATGACCGAGAAAGAACGCATCCTGCTCACCACCCTGAAGGGCATCCAGGCCCTCGCTTACGACAACAGTATGCCGGCCAAGCACGTGCTCGACCGCATACGCATAACGTGCTTCCAGACGCTACAGAAGGTAGAGTGACATGAAACTGATCTTCGCGAACCCCAAGTATTGGCCCGCCCTCTGGCAGGACACAATCGGGCAAGAGGATAAGGCTAAGGCGACGCTGGGGCTCGACACCCTCGCGAAGAAACAGGACTTCTGGTACACCACGGCCGTGCTCTGCGCGGTCGTCGGTGTGCTAGCCGCCGTCCCCACATATGGCGTCTCGCTAGCGCTACTGCTAGTGACATGGCGCAAGTGGGACCTTATTCGCAGCAAAAAGGAGACGCCGCCACCGACCCCGGTGCTCGGCTTACTGGCAGCGCCGGCTGAGGCGCAATCGACGGAGGTGAAGCAAGTGACAGACGTGGGAATGGCTAGCGGCGCCACTACAGGCCGCAAGACTCTGAAGGAGAAGCTCTCATGGCTCGGGCAGAGCGTAGCGATCCAGTTCCGGACGCGCCGTTGGCTCCCCTACGCGCTCGTTGGGGGTGTCTGTGCTGCAGCGGTAGTCGGGGGTGTTGCCCACCAGCAGAGCAAGCAGCAGGCCGCAATCGTCGCGCCGAAGCAGCTGTGCGAGTGCCCGCTGAAGCAAGAGCCGCCCGTGCAGGGGAAGGCGAAGGCAACTAAGGAGAAGAAATAATGTCAGTTGACGGGACACTGAAGAACCGCCACGGCATCCACGGGGACTACGCTGACCAAGCGCAGCTTAGCATGTCCCTGGTGGATGATATGGAGAACGGCCGGAACTGGTTCAAGCTTACCGGCCCGCAGAAGGAGGCGCTGCTGCTAATCGCCGTAAAGCTTGGCCGTATCCTGACGGGGGATCACAACACAGCGGACCACTGGCACGACATCGCCGGGTACGCCACCCTCGTGGAGAACATCCTCAATGGAAAGCAAGCAAATGGAGTTGTTCCCCCGGGGGACGGTGCTGGGACTATCGCCCCGGCGAAAGAAAGCCCTAAACCACCGTCTCCTTGCAGCAAGCAAGAGTTTGAAGCTTGGAAGAAGTTTGTTTGGACGAGGCCGACGCCGCATTATCCGGGAACGAGCATCGGAGACACGATACGCGGAGCTTGGCGGATCGCGTGAGCGCGGGGCGTTTAGTCAGTAGGATCGAACGGATTGGGGGGTGACGGCTCGTCATCCTCCAATGCGTCGTCCCAGCGGAGGAAGCGCTGGACGGTCTTCGTTTCCATTATCCTGATAATCATCCAGACCACGGAGAGTCCGGTCGCAATTGCAGGCAGGACGCCTATCAACCATCCCCCGACCGCAGTCAGGGAGAGCATATCCATACTACCCTTCACCAGCTGTATCTCCGCATCCCGCGTCATGACTCATTCCTCGGGAGGCGGTCGAACGGGGTCCGGCCCTCATCGAGCAGACGGCTACGCGGTTCTGGGGCGACCGGGCGATAGGAGCCGGTGTTCTCAAGCGGAAGCTCCAGCTGGTTGGGGTCGCGGCTTATGGTCGGCTCCCGAGCGGACTCAGCTGGCATCGCGCGCCTCGCGCGACCGAAGCTGCGCGCTAGCGGCTCCTGGCCTGGACTTATCAGCCACTGACCATCGGGCGACTTAGCCAGCCGCCACTTAAGCGCATCCACCAAGTTCTCCCACTCGCTGAAGTTACCTCCAGTGACGTTCTCCGTGGTGCTCCGGCCCATCTGTCCGGCCCTCGGGTTGATCCCAGAGGCGTCGAGGGTGTCGGCGCCGCCCGGGCGTTGAACCGCCCTGTGATCGCTCACGCGAACCTGGGTCTTACCCTTGCCCGAGCTGACGGGGTCCGGGAACTTCACATACTGCGAGTTGGACCCGGAGAGGTTGCTCTTGACGATTGTGACATCCTTTACCCCGGCGGCTTCGAGCCAATCCTTGATATTCTGCGGGGTGATCTCCATCTTCACATCGCGGCCGGTCGCCATCAGCTGGAACGCTTCCCGCTTCCCGGCGTCGATCTCCGCGTTGGTCTCGTAGAGCTGCTGGAGACGGTACTCGTGCTCCGTCATCCCCATGGACTTGAGGTCCTTGTACTGCTGCTTGCCTAGCGGGGGCGCCAGGGACTCCGCCTCTCTCATGAGGCTATCGCTCGCCTTCTCCAGCTCCTGTATATGGCCGCGAACGCGATCCACCTTCGTGGGGATGCTGCCCTTCCCGGACTTCATCGTGTCGCGGGCGTCTTCCAGCGAGCGGGAGAGTTTCTTGCTTAGGAGGTCAATCTCACGGGGGACAATGCTCTCGCCGCCCTCCACGGTGCTCAGCCGATCCCGCATGTTCTCATTGGCCGCGACGCGGCGAGGGGGCTCGACAGGCGGCAGTCGGCCGCCACCCATGCCCAGCTCCGCGCTACCCCTCGCGCCGGTCAGCGGGAAGCGGCTGTAGCCCAGCCCAGTGACGATCAGGGCCAGCTCCGTCGCCGCCTTGTGTTGCTCGTCCCCGCTCCCGTGCAGGGCCGCATCCATCGTATCCATCAGGTGACTGCCAACCCGGCTCGCCACCCCGCCCACTGCGGTGATCATCTTAGTCACGATGGGCTTGATCCCGCGCTCCATAGTGGTCGCGGGGTCGTTCTCCAGCGCCACCAGCACGCGCTCCTGGGAGTCGGCGATCTTGGCCTCCGGGGAATGGTCGCCCATCTTTCCCTCCGCGCCCTCGAACATACCGAGCCTCTCGCGCCACCGGTCGGGGTAGCGGGCGATGGCTGTCTTAAGGTCGTCAATCGTCTCATTGGCGTTGCGGACGGCGTCAGGGGCTAAGCGCCTGAAGATATCCCGGCCGTAGGCTTCCTCGGTGTCCTGCCGCGCCTGCTGGCGCGACAAGCCAACCTTGGCCGCTCCGGCCATCTGCTCGCCTGACGGCTCGTCCAACGGCATCATGAAGCCGCGACCGTGGACGCCCTTGGGGAACTCAGTGGTCTGCTGCTGCTCGGGGGTCAGCCAGCCGCGCTCATTCGCGCGCATCTCGGCGTTGCCGCTCTCGCGCGGGTTGTAGCCTGGGTCCCCGGGGCCTTTCATCTGGAAGTGAGGCGCCAGCGTATCCATCGCGCCCTGGAAGCTGGGCGGGACGCGGACCCCGCCGCTGGTCTTCGGGATCGCCGTCTCCTCGGGCATGTTGGTCAGGCCCTGGGTACCGCCCTCGCCCAGGCGCAGGCCTGGGGGCCGCCTCGGACCGCCCTCGATCATGCTGCCGCTGCTACGGTCGGTCGGCCGCCCTCCCTGAGGGCCGAGCATATCGCCCGGGGTGGGTTCCATCATCCCGCCGCCTTGCAGGCGACCGGCGTCCTCCGGCCTCGGGGGCCGGTCGTTGAACTTCAGGGGCTCGTCGGGGAGCGGCGCGCCCTGCCCCATGGTGTCGTATATCGTCTTCCCTGCCCGCTCGTCAAACTCCGGCCGCACGGAGAAGTTCTCCATGATGCTGTCGTCGAAGCTGGATAGCACGCTGGCGATATCACCCAGGTGAGCGAACCCTAGCCGGGTGAGCTGTACGCGGTTGGACTTGGTGTAGGGAGACGTCCCTTTCTTCGACAGGGAGATGAGCTGAGAGAGCGCCTCTGGGTCCGCTAGCAACTCGCCCATCTGCTTCTGTGACCGCTCATTCATCATGCCCAGCGCGGCCGTCAAGCCGCGACCACGGGGCGACCACGGCGGGAAGAGCACACGCGCGAACCGCGCGATGCTACGCAGGCCCGGGACGCTACGGCCAATCACCTCCGCGATCTCCTGGGACGCCATCCCTGACGCCTCCAGCTCGCGGACCTTGACCATATCCCCAACCGTACGGACATTCGCTGCCCACTCGTCGCCCAGGACATTCTGCAGCGCCTTACCCCTCGCGGAGAGCATGAACTCGTCGATCTTCTCCGGCCGGATCATCCCCTTACCATCGGTGATCGCGTCACGGGCGCTCTGCGCCAGCCCGCGCTCGAAGGTCCGCTGTCCCTCGGCGCCAGCCATCGTCCTGACAAGCCGGTGCGCGGCCCGGAGGTCGCTCACGCGGCCATCGTCGATCAACCGGCGCGCTAGCACGGCGGGGTCATCGGTGAACACCCCGAAGCGCTTCTCATACAGCTGCTGCGACTTCTGCGCCCGGGCCTCCTGAGACTCCAGGGTCTGCTGGAGGAGCTTGTTGTTCCTGTAGGTCTTATCGATAATGTTATCCCGCCCGACGTCGCGGATGGTCATCTCGCCGGTCTTAGCGTTCACTCCGCCCTTGTAGCGGAACAGCTCATTCAGCGCCTCGCGCCGCTCGCCGATCCACTGCGCCATCCCCTTGGAGTCCCACTTCCCCGTGTCGTGGTCGAAGAACTCGCGCCGCATCCGCGCCAGGATGCCATCCTGCACGGCCCTGAGGGACTGCACCATCTCGGGCTGGGTGACGGGGACCACTCGCGCGGCCAAGCCGCCAGACGCCTCCACGAACTTATTCGAGGAGCGGATAGCGTCGGTGAACGCCTTGGCGTTGTCCAGCGATTGAACGAGGAAATTCGCCGCATCACTGCCGGCCAGCACGAAGCGGCCGTCCTCTGTCTTCGCCGTGAGGGTGGAGAGGATACCCTTATTGAACTGCTCCTCCATGGAGGCGTAGGCCTCGCGTAGGGCGAGGATGCGGCCCATGCTCTCCTGGGGGAGGGACTGTGCCAGCGACGCGTCGATGCCATCCCGCAACTCGCCCAGGATGCGCGCGCGGATGTCGGCATCCTCCGTGGTGGACTTCTGCGCCTGCCTGAGCGCGTAGTTGATATCCTTCCGGAGGGTCTCGATCTCCGCGATGCTCGCGGCGCGTGAGGAGAGCTTAGTCACCCCGTTGACGATGTTCTCACTGATGCCCGCGTGCTGGGCGCTGTTGAGCAACCCGCCAGCCGGCCCCTTGGTGGTGACGCTGATCTCGGGGACTAGGGTCTGCCCGTACTTCCGCTCGATACCGCGAGCAGCCGCGCGGAAGGGCTCCAGATACACAGACTGAGTCTGCATCTTCTCCAAGCCCTGGTACGCGGTGTTGATGGGCGTCCAGAGTGCCTCGCGGGCGTCGTCGATCTTCGTGCGCGCGTCGGCCATCGCCGCCATGGGCGTGCGGTTGCCGGTGTTCGCGATCTCGTTCTCGTTAATCTTCTTCCCCGCCTCAAGCAGGGTGCGCTCGTCCTGGAACTTCTCGGCCTTCTGCGCGCGGGCATCGTTAATCGCCCGCTTCAGGACGCGGCCAGCGTCCGCGACCGGCTCACTGGAGCGGGAGCCGAATACGGCGAAGTCCGCCGCGTTGATCGCCTCACTCTGCTTATCCAGCACAGTCTTAACCGGGAGGCCGACATCGCGCCGCGTAAGGGCCTTCTCGGCCGCCAGCGCCGTGTCGCTCTCCACCGGTGGGACGTACCGCTCGCCCGGCCGAACGTCGGGGCCGATAACCTTACCGCCTCCGATACCTGCCTGCTGGCCAGCGGTGACGGGGAACTCATGCAGCTCCCCGGTAGCGATAGTACCATCCGGCCGCATGTGGGGCGGAACGCGCATCCCGCCCTTGGCCGCGAGGGCCTCGGCGTCATCCTTCAGCTTATCCGCGAGGGACTTGCCCTCCATCAGATGGCCCTGGTCCTTGAAGGTAGCCAGCAGCTCGGCGGGCTTCCCGGTCATCAGGCGCCATGCGGTGCCCATGATCTTCAAGAGGGTTGCAGCCGCCACCGTGCCGCCAGCCGTCCACTTGGCGTGGTTCAGCGCGAGGGAGAATATCTCGTCATCGGAGAGGTCGATCAGGCCCTTGTTCCGCGCTGCGAGAAGCTGCAGCAGCTTGCCCGCTCCGCCAGCCGCTGAGGCCGTTATCGCGCCGCCAACCACACCCCCCGGGGCACCGGCGACAGCCGTGCCAGCGACCGTCCCAGGAATGCCAAAGGCCACTTCAGCGGCGGCCGTCTGAAGCTCGGGCACTGCAGCCGCGAGGTCCTTGAAAAAGCTACCGGCGCCAGCACCCTTCACGAGGTTCCACTTGCCATCCCCGCCCTCTAGGCGGTAGACGAGCTGGCCCAGCTTCTCGTTGTACTCAACCTCCGCGCGCTTCTTGTAGTCGCGCTCAATCGCCCGGCGAAACAGCTCCTTCTGCTTCTCCAGGTCGCGGCCCGTGGCGCCATACGCTAGCGCGGCGTTGAACCGGGTAGCGGCATCGACGCCCTCAGTGCCAACCCCTTCCTCCTCCGCACGGGAGGAGAGGGATTTCTTCGCCCCAGGGATAACATCCCGCAGGTAGCCGCCCTCGCCGAAGTCATGCTCTGGCGGGGTGACCTCGCCTTCCTTCTCCCATGGCGGCTTGGGGAGCGGCTTAGCCTCTCCTCCTCCGCCCTGATCGGGAGCGGTGGACTCCAGCTCCATCCCGCGACCCTGGCCCCCGGGCAGTTCCTTAGGCTGCTCCCACGGGGGGAGGGGCAACTGCCCCTCCTGGGGCTGCGCGCCGTCGCCGGGCTTGAAGTCTATCTTCTGTGGGCGGTTCTCATTCTCACGGATCATCTCCCGGCCCATGAACCGATTGGGATCCTGGAAGAGCGGCCCGCGCAGCTGATCCTGCTCGCTCCAAGGCACGCCGGGGTACTGCAGGCGCGGATCGGCGCCCTGGTTCTCCTCGGGGATATCCCTCCACATCCGACCCAGCGGACGCATCTGCTCATTATACCAATCGGGCAGCTGCTCATCCGCCGTGACGTTCTCGGGTATCTCCATCCCTAGTGTACGAAACGGCATGTTTACCTCGGGACTTTGGGTCCAGGAGTCGGCTCAGTAGCGATACCAGAAGCCCTGCGGATCGCGCGCTTCTTGTAGTTCTTCTTATCCGTGCGGCTGCCGGTGCCCTTGTAGTCCCAGATGTCGCCGTTGCTGTCCTGGAAGGCGTTCTGCGGCTGGCCGGTATCAGGGTTCGTGGTCGCGGCCTTGTCCGCCTCCTCCTGCGCCCGCTGAGCCTTATCGGACTCCTTGTAGGTGTACCGGCCCAGGCCTGCTTCATGCAGCAGGTCCTCAGTCCGGCGCGGCAGACGGCCAGGGATGAGGGGCTTACCCTCGGCGTCCAGCATCCCATCCTTCTGCACGTCGATGAACGTATCGAGGCGCTGCGTGGAGCGGCGGACCACATCCACGAGGTTGGCCTTCAGCTGTTCTGTCGAACCCATGCCGTCACCGATCTGCGTCAGGGCGCTGTTGACGTCCTTCTGCGTGATCTGGCTGGAGCGGTTCTGAGCGGCGGCCAGCTCGAAGGCCAGCGCTAGTATTCGCGACTGCGCCACGGAGGCGTCGCCGCCAGCCTTGCTGAACTTGGTGGACTTCAGTATCTCCGCCAGCATCGGATATTCCTTCGGGTCAATCGTGACGCCGGCCGCGACCGCGAGGGCGTTCGCCTGCTCCTGGAAGCCCTGGCCAAGCCGAAGGATGAACCCTACCGGACCGATGTTCTGCGCGCCGCCCTGAGCGTCGATATCCTTGATCAGGCGGTCAACTGACTTCGCGGCGTTGATGACATTCCCCTGCTGCACGCGGATATCGCCAGCCGCCTTGTTAACGGCCTGGAGGGTCTCCTTATTAGAAAGCTGCCCGAGGTCGATGTTCACTCCAGCGTGATCAACGAAGGAGAAACTATCCGGGATATCCACGCCATCCGGCGTGGTGCGGAACTTCACCTGTACGCGCTCGCCGGGCTTGGCGATGCCCTCCAGGCCATACTTCGCGGCCTCGGGGCTTCCGCCGGTGACGATAGTCGCGGCCTTGGGCTCCTTCGCGAGCTTCTCCGGCACCTTGTAGATCACATTCGGAGAGCCATCGGGGTTCACGCCCTGGAGGACATGCGTGCCCGGGGCGAAGCCCTGTATCTTCTGCTGATCCGTGGCGCTGCCGTAGATTTGCTCCTGCACCTTTCCGATGAACTCCGACATCTCCTGCGGGGAGTGCTGTAGGGCATTCTCCAGGAAGACAGGGTCCTTGTAGATGCTCTGCGCGAGCTGCTGCGGGGTGATGGAGGGGTTATTCTCCCTGATCTGCATCATCCGGCGCAGGACGGCGGTGGTCGCGCTATTCTCCTGCTTGGCCTTATACTGATCCTGCTGGAAGCCCTGCGTCTGCAGTCGCTCCTTCTCACTCGGGCCGTAGATGGACCGGGAGAGGTTGCCGATGATCCCCAAGTCCTCCTTGGGCGGGCTCCAAGGCGTGTTCTGCTGGCCCCGGAGGTCGTTCGGGTTAGTCGTCTGGCTGCTAGCCTGCCCCTGAGTGGGATCGGTGGGGAGGCTCTCCAGCGGGCGGTCCTGGGTGTATGCCTGCACGCCCCAGGGGAGCTGCTCCGGCCCCGTGTCATAGGCGCCACCGGTGGCCGGGTCGATGCCCGCGTTGGGGCCGAAGGGGGTCGCCTGCTGGTCCGCCCCTCCACCGAGTAGGAAGTCGAATGGGTTAGCCATCATACCCTCACTTCGGTGCTGCCGCTGGGAGGAACGGGGTTCCCTTCAGGGCCGGGAGGAGGCCGCCCACCGAGCTGCTCTTCTGCTGGTTGGCGATAACCGGGCTACCTGCCTGCTGCGCCAGCTGTAGCGCCTGGAGGAAGCTGTTCAGCCGGTCGTTGAACTCCTGGTAGGCCTTAGCGAAGCCCTCATTCTGGATCATACGCGGGAGAGCCTGCGCGGTCAGGTTCTTGACCATCGCATCTACATCCCCCTGCTGCAACTGCACCGCTTGCTGCTGGTTCTGCCGCTCCGCGTTGTATCCCTGGAAGCTCATATTCGTCGCGATGTCCTTCAGCGCGTTGGCGCCGCCGGTGAAGGCGTTGCTCGCCGCGAGATCGAACGCGGTGCTGTTCGGGCGCAGGTTCGGGTTCGGCGAACGCAAGCCACCGCCGATGGTATGCCCCGCTGCTGTGAACGTGCCGGGGAGGGTGCGGGAAAGGGTATTATTCAGCGCGGCTTCGGTTGGCCGCTGCGCGGCCTCGATTGCGCTTTGCAGGAAGGGGTTGCTTCCTGGCTGCCCGGGGAGGAAGAACCCGCTCAGGACCTTGTTCAGATAATCCGTCCGGTTGGGGTTCGTCGCCGCCGTGTTGACGTCCTGCAGCCCCTGTTGCTCCGCCCCCGTTATGTCCGCGTTCAGCTGGCCCGTGTAGGCTGGCCGCCCCTGCCCCGCTATCAGGCTCTGGACGCTCGACGAGAACGGCCCCTGCAGGTCCTTGAACGCCTGCGGGGTCAAGTCTACGGGCTTGCTTGAGCTGTCGCTTCCGCCTGTTAGGGCCTTTAGAACTCCGCTCATCTTTACCTTCTATCTCAAACTCGATCACACTGGCGATCTTGCGGGGTGTCCCGCCCCCTCGGAAGTTCCTCATCCAGAGGCTATCCGGGCGCCCAGTGGCGTTGATTGCTGTAAACCTAGCATACCCGTGGGCCTTAATCCAGCCCACAAGGAGGGAAATCAGCATGTTTTTGAGCTTCGGACCCCCCTGACATTGGAAATGTGCCACCTGGGGGACGTCGTAAAGGGCGTCTTCTGGCAGTATAACGACCGCAAATGCAAGAATTTGCGCCCTTGTCCCGCCCACAAAGACGGCGGCGGTGCCAATTTGCACCTTTTTGACCAGATCAACCCAGACGTTCTGGTTGTACGTCCACTTTTGGAGCTGTTCCTGCACTTCCGGGAGGAGAAATGCCTGCAACTGCTCAATTCTTGCAACCTGGAAGTCCATCCCCGTCTCCTAGTCGCTTAGAAAGGCCAACCAGACCCGCTCTGTGGCAGCTTTTTGCCGACCATAGCCTTACACTGGGCAAGTTCTTGCCGCGTCTTGGCCAGGGTCGCCTTGAAACCCTTCAATTCCTGCGCGAAGTAGTCCCGGCTCTTGGTCAGTGCGACCTCTTGTCGCGTATTATTGTGGTCCGCGACCGCGTAGAGGAAGGCGCCGAGCGCTAGCACAGTAAGGATCGAGCTGCCATTGCTGGCGATGTTCTTCAACCCCGGGCCGAAGATGTTCTGGAACAGCCAGACCACCCCGCTCCACGCCCCGCTCACCACAGTGACGGCCAACTCCCCGGCCTTCCCTGCTACGCCAGCCACCGGCCCCAGGACGCCCATGAAGGCCAGCGCCGCGAGCGCCAGGAGGGGTAGCACCCCGATCCCGGCGATCCAGCCCCAGCTAGGCAGCAGGTTGCTTAGTAGTTCCCACATCTTGGTCTCCCGTGTATGCTTCTAGCACCTTGATGGCCACCCAGGCCGCTACGCCGACCCCCAGAACGGCCGTCACCATCGTAGGGGTGATGATCCCGCCCAGGCCCTGGTGGACGCTCTGAAGCGTCCCCAGGCTGTCTAGCGTGAAGAGCGAGCCGACCGCGCCACCCAGCCACTGTATCCCCTGCGAGACGCGCTTGAGGGCGGGGGTTTTCTGTACTATAGCCTTCGGGGCTGACTTGTCAACCAGCATCTGGTAGAGGGGCATGACGCCGAGTTGCTGATCCACGTGGCGGCTATCGAAGTGCCCATCACTGACGTACTTCCCGCCACCGTAGACGTTCGTCCCGGCCCAGAGGTAGGGGCTGTTCACCGAGGGATGGTAACGCCGGTAACCCAGTCCGTTAAAGTTCTCAGCGAACCAAGCCACCCCTTCGAGGGACCACTCCGGGGGCCGGGTTGCGACCTTAATCCGGATGGCGTCGATCGCGGCTTCCTCCCAGGTGTCGAACGGACCGCGCCCGCGTGGTTCCAGCCGCGTCTTGCGCCCCGTCCCGAGGATTTTCTCGCCATTGTGTAGCACTCCTGCGAAGGAGCCATTGGCCTCGCGCCAGTGCAAGCAGCCGACCAGCTGCCAGGGGATATCCAGCCCCCGGGAGACGCTCTCGTACCTGTCGCGGTTGCGCATGATATACGCCGCCGCGCGGTCGTAGGCGCCCTGCCAGCCGCTCTTGATCTGCGCGCGCTTCAGCAGCTCGCTGTAGCTGTCTTTGGTAGTTGCGAAGGTGATTGCCATTGCTATTAACCCTATCAGAAGGACCCGTCTACATAGCGGTCCAAGTCGCACCATCCGAGTACTTCACCCTATTTGCGGTGCTGTCGTAGAGGATCGCACCCTCCCAGAGCGCCGCGCTAGGCAAATCCGCCGTCGCCACCTGCCAGAGCGGTAGGGGCGCGGTCGGGGCTTCAGTCCCGTCTGATGGCAGGGCGAGGTTCAGCCGTGTCGCATGCTCAATGAGGATGCGGGTCGCGGCCTTCACCAGCTGCTGTAGTACTGCAACGTCGGCCTTACTTACGTTAGGCAACGACGGTACGGGGACTACCTTGCTCGCCATCGCACACGTGCTCTCTTAACTGCTTCAGGGTACCCCTCAGGCGCGCGTGGCACTGGGGGCAGCTACCGTGCCAGATCGCGGCCTCGTTAGCTTCCTTCATCCTCTCGCGGGCCTCGGGGCTCGGGCCTAGTACCCGGCCGATAGCCACGTCTTGCATCTTACTCATCGCAGACCTCCCTGCTTCACGTCCACATCGTAGCCGCTGATCGACCACGCCGTCCCGTCAGTGCCGAACTCCAGCTCGTAGTAGCGTCCGCGCCGGAAGGGGCTCACGAAGTGGCCGCCCTCTGGCAGGGAGCTGTCGAAAGTCTCCGTGTTAGTGATCGTGACCGCGCCCTCTGCGTGGTCCGCGAACCTACACGTAACGTTGAGTGTGCCCACAATTTCCTCCGAGAAGGGGTAGACGCGGGTGAGGAGACCCCTCATCCGGCCGTCACCCAGCGCTTGGCGCCCGAAGCGCACGAAGCTAACCAGCGGCGTCCCGTCCGCCGTCTGGAAGGTGTTGATCTTATACACGTAGCCGTTGCTGCTCCCCATCAGGGAGATGGGGAAGGCGGAGAGGAGGAAGTTATCGTTCCACCGGAAGGTTAGGTCCTCCCAGGCCGACGTGAGGTCGTCCCAGGTGAGCGCGCCGGTGGTGGCCCCGAAGCCGCCGCAGAGCCACGGCGAGGACCGGGCCGAGTACGGGGTCGATACGCGGTCCCCTACCTCCTCCAGGTAGTGCTCAATATACCCCTTCTCCGCGCCCATAGTGACATCGCCCGCGCCAGCGTCGCTGCCCAGCGGGACGATCCAGTGGACCTCGCCAGACTCCTGGTCGAAGTGATGGAAGCCCAGGTCCGCGCGGACGGGGTCGCGGTTGGAGAGCACCTCGCGCCACACCTGCTTCCCCACCTCGGAGGTGCTCACTCCGTCAAAGAGATACTGGCTATCCTTGAAGAGGAACTCGTGATAGTCGCCGTAGTCCGCGACCAGACGCGGAGCCAGGACGCCGACCTGCGAGACATCGCGGAAGGCGAACACCACGGGGTCGCCGATGAACTGTATGAGGGTGAGGGTGTTCTCGGAGTAGATCGCGAGGTTATCCCCCAGCCGTCGGGCGGTCTGGATGTGATCCACGCCGTAGTGCGCGCGGAACTGGCCCGCGAGCCCGTTGACGATATCCAGCGGCTTGCCGATGTCGCTATTGATGAAGTCCTGGGGCAGGAAGTCGCCCGCATCCAGGTCGATCCCCAGGTAGAACATCATATTCTTATACACCGCGAGCGCCTTGCACGTGAGCGCGAGGCTGCTGCGGATGACCACCTGTGTCGCGGACCCATCCCAAGTGACCACGTAGTCCACGCCGTTGGTCGCGAACCAGAGGTCATCCCCCGTCCCGTCGTCGGGGTTGACGAATACGGCCGTGGACCAGTTATCCGTCAGGTCGCCCGTGAAGGTGCGCCGGATGGTGTATACGCCAGGGGAGAGGAACCCAGGGCCACTCACCAGCGTGAGCTGACTCTCGCTATCCACACTAGCGATCTCGTACCACGTAACGCTAATGCTGGTCTGTGTGGCGCTGCCGAAGTAGATGAAGTCTCCGGCCTTGATGGTGTTGGTGAGCCAATTCGGCGAGCCGGTCTGCGCCTGGACAATCAAGCTGCTGGCGTATGCGGTCGCGGGCGCTGTGAAGTTAGCCGTCCAGCGGGCGACGCCGACAGAGAAGCGGAACTCATCCACCCAGCCGTTGAAGAGATTGGAGGCGAAGGCGCCAGCCGCACCGACCGCGAGAACGGCCGTGCTGTCATTCACCGTGCTAGAGAAGGCGATATCCCCGCCCTCCTGCGTACCGTTGATGAAGAGTTTGAGAGTGTTCCCGGTCCGAACGCCTGCGACGTGGAAGAAGGAGCCAGCCACCACGCTGGTGGTGCTGGTTACAGTGGTAACCGTCGTCCCGCTCACTACGTTAAAGGTGATCTTATTCGCCGCGCTACGGCCGAAGTACCACGCCGTATTCGCGTCCGCCAGCGTCGTATGCGCCTGCCCGCAGGGGTAGATCAGCGTGCCGTCTACCGCGCCTGGGCGGACTTGGAAGTCCACAGTGAAGTCCCCCGTGCCCAGGGTGTAGTCGGCGTGGTCGGCGGTGGAGACGAAGTCGCCGGTCCCGTCAAAGAGGATGCTAGCGCCGCCGAACTTGCTCTGCGCCGTGTCGATCTGCGCGTTCCCGCTAGCCGTCCAGGTGTGAGCACCTGAGCTAGAGTCGGTGATAGTAGTGCTGGCGTCGGTGCCATTCCCGTGGAGCATCGCCTTGACGAAGGAGTCAATACCGCCGACCATCACGGTCCCCGTCGCGTAGCGCGCGTTGATATACGTCGCCGTGTCCGTGCTCGCGTCATAGTCGAACAGGTCGCGGTCCGTGCCGATGATCTGCTTCTCCGCCACGCCACGGATGAAGAACGTGTCAATCAGGGTAACGGGGCCGCCGAAGTTGATCGCGCTGTACTTCTGCCACCCCAGGGAGATGTTCTCCAGCTGGCCGTTGTTCACGCGGAAGTTGAAGCCGTCCTGCAGCCCGCGCGAGGGTACGCCTAGCGCGGAGCGGCCTAGGTAGAGTCCCAGGTTGGGTGATAGGACCGCGCTACTTTTCATTACTGCCAAGCCCCCAGAGCAATGCCGCGCTGCGTGTTGGTCGCCGAGCCATTCCCGGTGAAGGAGACGGTGACGGCGCCGCTGTCGAAGTTATTCCTGAAGCCGTAGCTGGCCCCGAGGAGGCCGGTGTTGAGGTTCTCCTGAACGTCAACCTGCGTGATCGGGTCGCTGGCTGAAGCGGTGTTCACGTCAATCCCGCAGGCAATCAGCAGCCCCAGGTAGGGGACGGTGACGTTGGTGTTCATCGTGTTGCTGTTCAGCACGGTGTCCACGCTCGATGCGGCCGGGGTGTGAGAGGCAAGCCCGGTGACACGCCATGCGGTGACCGCCGTCCCGCCGACCGCGCCGCTGTAGTTGATCGTCATGGTGCCGGTGTTGTCGGAGTCGGAGTCGAGGGACATTCTGGCGAATGTTAGGCGCAGTCCGGTGGCGCCCGTGAAGTCGATATCCGTCCCGATCTGGGTGAGCACATGGCCATCCCAGTCCATATTAGTGATGGTTACGTTATTCCCTCCCGTGATCGTGGCGATGACGAATACGATCATCCGCCCGGTCGCGTTGGCGCCGATGGAGAAGTTGTTGATGCCAATGCCGGTGTGCGACGACAGGTTGCCGGTCATCCCGCCTGGGAGCAGGTTCTCACAGAAGATCGAGCTGGACCCGACCGGGGCTATGGACTGAGTGATCAGCATCAGAGGGCTCTGCGCGCGGACACCACGAAGTGAGACGTACTGCGGCACTCAATGTAGAGGAAGTACCCTTTTGTAGAGGTGACGTCTGTTAGCGTAGGCGTGCCGCCCAGGAACTGGGTGTCGAAGGTGAGTGTGCGCGGGGTAGCGTTGTTCCCCACCACGTAGATTTTCCGCATCGTGCCCGGCTGGCCGTTCGTAGGGTTGGAGAGCAAGCGGTCGGCGCTCACTGTCCACTCCCGATAGAGTCCCGCGTCCCAGTCGAGCGCGGTCGGCCCTGCGTCCGTAAGCGTAACGGCGGCGTTCGCGGTCTCGATCAGGTCGGCGGTCAGCGCCTTGTCAGCGGTCGCCGCGTAGACCTCAGCCGCAGTGGCCTTCTCGAAGATGCCAGCCACGCTCGTGGTGCCCGCTGGGGCTGCCACGAAGTCGATCACATCCACCCAAGTCACGGGCCCGATGCTCGTCACGAACTGCATCTTGGAGAGCGTGCTGTTGTAGATCAGGCTACCGACTTCCCAATCCGTGATCGCATCGCGCGCGGTGGTGGTCAGCTTCGGAAGGGTGTGGTGGCCAGAGCGGCCGTGCTCGGTGATAATCCAGGACTCGATAACGTCCCGGAACGTCCGCTCGGCGGCCGGGAAGTTGCTCGCGAGGTCGGTATCCTGCGGGACGGTCTCAGCTGGGTTGAAAGGCGGGGCTGCCATCTTACATGCTCCATGGGCGGAAGAACCGCATTGTGGTGTTATCGCCTTGGATACCGCGCGGTGCGAGGGCGTCGCTGGATGGCACCAGGACGTTTAGGCCGCTAACGCGCATCTTCTTATCCAGGTCTACGGCTTCCTTAAACTTCGCGGACGCGTTCTGCTTCCAGATCAGCGCCCTCTGCTCGTCCCAGTCGAGGAAGAACCCATCCGCCGCCGCGTCCCAGGCCAGGAAGTCGTCCGCGTTGATGGTGAACCAGTTGGTGTCGCTGTTCCCGGAAAGCTCCGTGAGGAACTTCCAGTAGGGGATGCGAATGCGCCAGTTCCCGTCCGTGTAGAGCGAGTTATCGGTCGGGAGCGGGTAGACCTCGAAGTTCGTCGCGCCCAGCTCGTCGGTCGGCTCGGAGCGAAGCAGGAAGCGCGGGGTGCCGCTGATGTCGCTAGCTGTAGCCTCCCCACCGGCGAGGGAGCTGAACTCCCTCTCGGCCGCGCCACGGTCGGGGAAAATGCCCATCTCCCTGACCACGCCGTTAGCGTCGATCAGTTGGGGCAGGCCGCGGAATTTGTGGAAGTTGCTCGGGACGGCTGCGAGGACGCGGGTCTCTAGCGTCGTGGTGTAGACGCTAGAGAGGGCCTCGCAGACCTTGAAGTCGTGCGCGCGCTGAAGACGGCGCAGGGAGCCCCGGATGAGGGTAGGCACCTGCGCCGTCACAGCAGTCGGTAAGTCGATGATAATCTGTTGGACGCGAGTCTGTATCTCGCCGAAAGTAGCCATCAAACACCTCCGTTAGGAAGCGACTTTGGCGCTCCCAGCAACAGCTCCTCCCATTCCTGGTCGCTTGGCAGCAACAGGAACGGCCTCGCTCTCGCCCCTCGCCGTCTTGACGAGGTCATTGAAGACAGTTTTCGCGAGATCGAGCGATAGGGCAGCGCCTGGGGTGAGCGAAACACCATCCGCGTCCTCCACCTCATGGCGCCCCGCACCAATAGTGACGATGCGGAAGCCGCCAGCCTCTTCGACTACAGTCTTGCGGGCGTCACCACGGAGTTGCAGCTCCGAGGCGATGGTCTCGGAGGCTTGAGCTACCCGCTGCTTATGCAGTCTCTTGAGCTCAAGACGCTCCACATCGTATCCTGCCCGGGCGGCGATGGCCTTCGGGAGTTGCTTCCCGTGGGCCGAGTAGTACACTCCGGGCTCATTCTTGTACATGAACACTTCCATGTTCAGGTTGTCGATGAGCCTGATCACCACACCCTTCGGCCCCGGTTCCCCGTGGCCGCGATCATAGTCAATCACTCTTTCTGCCATCAGTCTCTCCCGTCACAGTAGTTACGCAATCTGCACCCAATCCACGACAATCGTCCCGGTGAAGACCACCGCGCCAGCAGCTGCGACGTTCGTCCAGGTGCCTGCGGCGTTCAGGAAGATGTCATGCGATCCGGCTGAGGCGAGCAGAAGGCCCGGGGAGTTAGCCCCAGTCCATGCGCCGCCAGTTGGAGACAGTGCCGCGCTGGCCACACCCGTAATCACGTTCTGGAAGGTCGCCGTGCCGCTAAGCACCGAGACCGCGCCAGAGGCGATCACCGTACCGATACCGCCAACTACAGTGTTGACGTACAGGACGGAGGGGATGAAGAGGCCGGTAGCACGGGCGCTGAGGATTTGCACATCCCCCGCAGGGAAGGTGTAGACCTTCGCGCCGATGCCGAGAGCGGTATTGTCGTCACCATCGCCCAGTGCGAAGGCCGTCAAGGTCAGCACCGTCTGGCGCTGACCGTTGAAGCCGACCCGCTCTGTAGCAGTGGTAGTGGTCGAAGTGGTGACCGTGCCAGCGCCGGACGTGCCGCCGCTGACCAAGTTCGCTAGCGCAAGCGCCTTGCGCTGTTGGGGCGTTTTCACCCCTGAGTTCGTCACTAGCGGCGAGTTGAACTCGCTGAAATGAGCCGACCTAGCGAGCGTGTTGACTACAGACATCTTATGCCTCGTTCGTGGTATCGCGGAAGACGTTGGTGCCGTCGATGAACGTGCCGCTGAAGGGCAGCTGAACGAACTCGACGCCCGGGATCACCACACCGGCATCACCCGGCTCAACCACCTTCATCGCAAACGACTGGCCCGGGGGGATGATGAACGGGTCGAGGTCAGTTGCGGCTGCAGTGATGTTCGAGTTCGGGGCCTCAAAGCGAAGCGTGCCGTCCTCTGCGGTTTCACCATCGGTGTCGTCGATGTGCAGGTCCTTGTAGCAGAAGGCGCCAGCCGCGCGGGTCGTGGTCGTGGTCAGTCGCCACGTGCCAAGCAGCACCGCGTTGGAGCTAGAACCCGCCACCGGGTAGCGGTAGAGTTCGACGTCAACAGTACCGGCTGCGTTGGTGACACCAGTGGTCACCGTCGCAAACACGCGGGTTACCTTAACGGGACCGCCGAAGATGAACTCCGAAGTGTCGTTGTCACTATCGATGTTCAGGTCGTCGGAAGCGTTCTGGACCCAGCGCTTCTGGAGTAGTTCGTGCATGTTACAGGCCTCCTATTAGGTGCTGGCGCCGTGGATGACGCGGGCCATGGACGGACGCTCCCAAACGAGGAAGGCATCCAGCGTCCCAACCCAACCCACTTCCAACATGGTGCCCAATTCCTGGGGCAGACCGCGCCGGATTTCCGGGTCCATGATCTTCACCAGACCGCCTGCGTCAGCGCCGAAGAAGATGGCGTCGCCAGTGGTGGTGGAGCTGCCGATCAGGTCGGCCATGGCTTCCGTATGGTTGGTCTCGTACAGCTCGAAGCCCTCGATGTCGATCAGCTTGCCAGTCTTGAGCGGCTCGCTGGTCGTCGGGGCCAGCCAGTCCTTGTACTCGGGGTCATTCTTCAGGCCGCGAGCTGCGCGGGTGGAGAGGACGCCGACGTACTTGCCATTGCGGAACTTCGGGCACTTCAGATCGCCGTGGAGGCGGTCGTAGATGCGACGGAGGTCCTGGACTTCCCAGTTGCGGTCCGAGAGGCTGTCGGCGGAGCCGTCAGTCACGAACTCACCACCGGTGCTGAGGGGGGTGTACTTGACCGGGGTCAGCTTCAGGGCGGTGGCGCACATCGTGTCCATCGTCAGGCTGATCTGGTCGCGGAGCGCCTGCTGCACCTTGTCCGAGAGGTCGAAGTGCGTGAGGTGCTGCTCAAACTCGGTCATCGGCACCTTGTAGCCCCACTGGCTGACGGAGACCTGCTTGGTCTCAATCGCGGGGCGGCCGGTGGGCAGACCATCCAACTCACCGACGCGAACGGCCTCGGGGAGCTTCATAATGCGGGTGATGGTGACGGACTCGCCCTTACGCTTGCCGTAACCGGGCTCAGCCCGCATGAACTTCATGAACTGGACATCCGCGATGGCCTCGCGCCGGATGTCGGTCGAGAGGGTATGGTTGCGGTATGTACCAGTTGGAGCATCAAAGGTCCAAGACATACTATGTCTCCTGGTGGTTTCTGTGTTCTCTCACCCGTCAATTGGGCAGATTGTCGCAGGTCACCAGCCAGCCGTCAAGCCATAATCGTAAAAAAGCGAAGGCCCAGGAGGACGGGGACCCCTGGGCCTTCAATCAGCCGCCGAAGGAAGGGACGGCGGCGGAACTGGTTGTAGCTGCTTCTTAGTAAATCCCCATCGCCCTCTGAACAGCCTTCAGGTCGTCAAACATATCCCCTCCCTTTGTCTTCTCCTCGCCCTTCCCGCGAGTAGGGGTCTCTACGTTGGCGTGGATGCCTGCCGTCCGGCCATCCATCGGGGTGGCGCCCTCATCCTCCCCGTCGTCACCGTCATCCCCCAACTCCTCGTCGGCATCCTCCAGCAGCTTACCGTAGCTAGCCTTCAGCGCCGTGTCAAGGTCCTGGTAGAACAACTCGGGGGAACCGAACATATACTTCTGAAGGTCCACGCCTCTTCCCTGGGCGTCATTCGCCACGCGGGAAGCGACTGTCTCCACCAGCGGCTCGTACTTCGCCCAGCCTGGGTACTTGCTGGCGAACCCGGCCCAGAGCCGGTCCGCAGCCGCCCGCTGCTCGAAGCGCCCCTCGACCTCTTGCCGCGCTGCCTGCGCCTGCGACTGAGCGAAGGCCGCGATGCGGGTCTGCTGCTCGCGCGCCCAACCCTCGGGGTCCACATCCCGGTCAGGCATGTTGGTGACCAGATCGAGCTTCATATCCCCGGGGCCAACCCTACGCTCCTGAGGCGCGGCAGGCGCCAGCATCGGGTACTCGCGCCGCTCCTGGAGCGCGTTGTTCTGCTTCTCCAGCGCGTCGATCCGCGCCAGGAGGGCTTCGGAGGTCACAGGCTGCTTCTCGCTCAGGCCCTGCCCAGGCGCGGGTGTCGGCCGCCCAACCTTGGCAAAGTGATCGAAGATGTTCCCCACGTCCTCAACTGCTTCCTGCTTCTTCCTCTTAGCCATTGCTCTTCTCCTCCGTCATGTTAGGAAACCGTACCTTCTTCTCCAGCCGCGAGATCACGGCATCTGCACCCCAGACCTCCAACCACAGATTGTAGGCCAACTCCGGGGTCATCTCCCTTGCCTTCATGTGCCCAAGCGCCCGCTTGATCGTCGCCTCGATGAGTTCGTTCTTCATCGCGGTGAAGTAGGGGAGCGCTGGGATGAGGAATGCATACTCCGTCACTTTCCAACTCCTAGTGCTTGCACAGCCTGATCGGCCATCTCAGGAGCCGCGCCCGCTTGTGGCGGCGGCCCTGCTTGACCAGCCGCCTGTTGCATCGGCTGGGCAACTTGCGCCATCAACTGCTCACGCTCACTCTTGGCGAGCTTGCTGAGGTCGATGTCGGACAGGTGGAAGAGCATCTTGATGAACTTCTCCATGTCCACTTTCTGCATGAAGGCCGCGAGCAGTTCGGGCGACTGCGCGAGGTACTGGGTCAGCTGCATGAGCGAGCGGACCATGCGCTGCTTCTGTATCAGCGTGGAGATGCCGCGTGCCTGGAACGTAATGGGCCGCTTGATCAACTCCTTACGGCGGGAGAGCAGGGCCTTGTACATCTCCGGGCCAGCAGCCGCCATCAGGACGGAGTCGTTCGGCTTCGCGTGCTGCAGGCCGGTCTGCCAGACGAGGTCCAGCGTCGGCTGCAGGTAGCGGCTCTCGACGGTCTGCGCGATGCTCCTTACCAGAGCGCTGGCGCTCTCCTGCGTTTGCGTGATCTCGGTCGCGGAGGTACGCCCCTTGGGGGCCAGCTGCCCGAGCCCGATCTCATTCTGGTCGGCCGCCTCTGTCAGCTCGTTCTTGATCTGGGTCCAGACCGTCACCGCCTCGGCTGGGAGGTTGCCCATCTCGATGGACTGCATGAACGCCTTGGCGTCGCTGCCATCCTCCAGCCAGAAGGTCTTGTTCGGGTAGATGCCGTCCGTCAGCTGCTCGGGGTTGGTGAGCATGGAGGGGACGACGGCGTAGAGGTTCAGCGCCGACACCTGCACGGCGTCGAGGATTAGGTTGGTCAGGTTGTTGAAGGTCTTCGCCAGCTGGCCGAAGTCCTCCATGTAGCTGCGGCCATACACGCTCAGGGGCGTGGTGACCAGCGGGCAGAACACCATCCAATCCTTCCCGTGCCAGAAGGGGTTCGGCTCGGGGCCACGGATCAGGAAGTTCTCATTCCCCACCACCATCAGCGCGTCCTTCGCCAGCACCTCACCGGTGGGCGAGATGACGGTCGCGAGGTACTCGTCGATGGTCACCCGCGTACGATTGGATACCCCGCTGAAGGCGCCGGTGCCAGTGAGCCTCTCGGCCTCGTTCTGGGCCTCCAGCGCGATGTGGCTGCACATCTCGTCGATGGCGTCGAGGTTGTAGATCGGCTTCCCCTTCCCGTCCTTGAGAAGCGCCATCTCCTTGAGCTTGTGCTTGTCCAGCTCCTGGCGCCGGACCCTGTAGAGGTTGTCGTAAGTGTGGTCGAGCCAGACCTTCCGGGGGTCGATGGTCTCAATCGCCACGCGGCCACCGGGGGTGTCATTCTTCCAGGTCACCATCGAGCTGCACGCCATGAGCGCGCCGAGCTTCACCTGCTCCTCGAAGACGGCCGCGAAGTCCAGGCAGGTGCCCGTCTGGTTGCGCCCGCTGGTGGAGAGCCAGCAGTCGGTCATCCGCTTGATGCAATCGGTCACGTCGCCTTCGACGTCAGCCGGGTCCTCCACGGAGTAGAACCCCGTCGGCCCGGTGATGAGGGCCTCCTTCAGCGCGGCGGCGAAGCGGTCCACGAAGCCACTGACTTCCGGCATGCTCTCGCGCGCCTGCCACGCGGCCTTGCGGCTGTGGTCGAACCGGTTCCAGTAGAGGTCGCAGTTCTCCTCCCACTTGTCGTCGCGCGGGTTCAGCCCGCCCCTGCGCGCCTGCTGCGCCTCCTGCAGGTAGCCCTGCAGGACGGGGACGATCTGCCGCCGGTTCTCCTCGGTCGGCCCGCCTTGTAGTATCCGTTCGTCGGCCATAGGTCCGCCTTACAGGGTCGTGAGGGAGGTGAGCGTGGCGTCCGCGAGCTTGAGGTTTGCGAACCGCGCGACCTTCGTGATGTACCCGCTGATTATGTCTGCACCGCCGCCGCTGCCTCCGAAAGTTAGGGAGCCTGGGGTGCTGCCGTTGGAGTTCGTGAGTGCATCTGACGCTGGGGTGCCGCCGTTAGCGCAAATTGTTCGCGCGCCCGGGCGGAAGGCCACAATCGCTTTGATGTGGGTGTGCCCACCGCTGAAAGCTGCTTGAAGGTTCGGCGGGTAGATGCCAATGTTAGTTGAACCGGGGTCGATATATAGCAAGGTCTCGCCCTGCGAAATCATGCGCGGGTTTATCCCGATGGTCGCCATATCGTCGAAGTTGCCTTCCGCATACCACGTGGCGTTCACGACGCCGTCGATGAGCGCGGTCGTGTCATCGCGCAGGCGCTCGACAGACGCGGTTGCGGTTGGGATGTAGCTGGTCACCCAGCCGCCCACCTCAATCTGCGCGCCCCACCAATAGGCACTTACAGTATTAGTATTCACCGCTGCCAAATCATTCGCGGTGTTCTGAAGAAATTTAATGCCTGTTCCACCGCCACCACCGCTAGCATCGAGGATTGCTGATATACGGTACCAGCCGTTGGCCAAAGTTTGTGTTACGGGGGTACTTAATTTAGTTCCTATCGTTCGAGCATGCGCGCCAGTGTCTAGGTTAAAGCTTATGAAATGGTCATCAACGGTGTCATACCAACCAAAGCCAATGAAGCCAGAGTCGATAGACTTCTTGAAATAGAGTGATATCGCGTAGATGTTAGCGCCTGGAATTAAACTCTCGTATCTAGTTTGGCCAAGCCCGTTCTCCGCAGATACTAAATCAGCTGTAACAGTCTGGTCCGGCGCAGAGGCGACATCGCCGACCGCCGACATACCGGAGCTGGTACCCCAATAAGATGTGTCCGTAAAATCTTGGCTCTTGCGCTGTAGGTTGGTGCGGGTCGGCTCGATGAGCAGGCCGCGATTGCCGATGCGCGGCGTGTCCGGCGCGAAGTAGCTGATCACCCCAGCCGTGTTCGTGTAGGTCGCAAGGTCGGGCGTGTTGCGGTCGCAGATGAGGACGGCCGCCGGGGTCGTGATAGTCCCCAGGCTGTAGACGCGCGATTGCAAGAAGTCGTATTGTAGGTCCGCGAAGTGCCCGTCACCCTGCATGATCCAGTCCGGGGCGCCGATTGCGGCGAGCGCGGTTGAAGGCGTCTCCACGTTCCAGTACGCCATGCGCTGGAGGTAGTTCGAGCCCTTGACCACGGAGCCGTTGCTCGATCCGATGTTTGGCGTGGTGAAGCCGTAATTGGCCATTGCGGGGCCAGCGTTGGTAGTGCCCGCGCCGTTGCAGCTTACGAACGAACCAGAGGGGCCGTCGGTCGAAGCCGCCCTTGTGGGCGAGTTCGCACTGCCACTAGGCATCGTTGAGTAGGGGCCGCCAGCGACAGGGAGGCCGCTGAAGTTGACAACTTGGTCCACGGCTTGAACGCCAATTGGCGTGAGACCTCCCTCAGACCCGATGATCCGCGTGTCTTGAAGCTCGGAGGCGACTGTCGCAATGCAGTAGAAGGCTGCGTAGAAGGTGCCCGGGCCGCTCGCGCCGTTGTACCAGGACAGGTCTGTGAATGTGATTTGATCAGTCCCGCGTGAGAGCGCGGTCGTGGTGGTCGGGATGTAGGAGCTGACGTTCGTGGCCTCGTCCGTGAGGCCCAACTCCAGCTGTGCACCCCACCAGTAGTTGCCCTTGGTTACGTCGCCAGCGTAGGTCTGCTGGTTGTTCGCCGTGTTAAGCGTGATGTACATCGCATCGATGGCGCCGAAGGTCTCGGTGAAGGTGATGCTGCAGCGGTACCAGCCATTGTTCAGCGCCTCGATGCGCGCCGTGTGGTTGGCGTGTACCGTGCCGATGGTGCCGTCAGCGATGTTAAACCAAGTGTTCTCGCCTGTGTTATTGACGCTGAAGCGGAGGTAATCGCGGTCGCGCTTCTTCGCGTAGACCGATAGCGTGTATTTGCTATTAAGCGTTAGGCCACTCACTTCCTGCCGTAGGAAGTGGTTGTTATTGAGATTGCTTTCCAGGATTAGGTCGGCGGTCGCGGTACCGTCTGGCGCCGTAGTGTTGTTCGCGGTCACCGTCTCGGCATCGGTCTGCCAGAATGTGCCGTTGTCGAACTCCTGGGAGTGCACGATACTATTGGTACGGCCGCGTTCCCAGAGGATGCCCGAGGTGCCAGTGCGGAGCGTATTCGCCGCGAAGAGTGTGAGGGTGCCGTCCGCGTTGGTGTAGAAGCTACTCGCGCCAGAGCGGTTGCAAGCCAACACCGAGCTGATCGGGGTTGCGACGCCACGGATGTAGGTCGTGCCTTGCGGATTGAGGTCCAGGACGGCAGGGACGCCATTGGCGCGTAGGACGGACTCTGCTGCGCCACGGCCGAAGATCGCGCGCTGAAGCCAGCGCCGATAGGCAGTAGCCTGCCGAGTGTTAGTCCTGTGTAGGCTCAACGGGGTGCTCCGCAGATATACACGTCCATGCTAACGCTGGTGCCAGCCGTAGCACGCGGACGCATCTTCTCCGGGTTCTCCACGATCAGCTTCCCGCCAGCGGCAGTGAAGACGAGCGGGGCACCGGTGGGATCGGTGAGAGTGAAGTACGTAACCCCGCCGTCGTTGCTACCTTCGATGGTAACCGCGCCGGAGGTGGTGAAGTCGCCGAGAACCTGGACCGTCCTGTCAGGAAAACGGGCCATATTGACCGGCAGCCCCGTGTCGGCTTCAGTGATCCCCGTCCAGCTAGCGACGGCGACGCCATCCTTACCGACTACGAAGGTGGCTCCCTTGTTGGCCATGTTGTATCTCCTACTTCAGTGGCTCGCCATGCTCTGGGAGCTTGGTCCCTTTCGCGAGCCCTTTCCCCATGAGGGGGGTGGAATTGGACCGTGATCCCCCAAAGTACCCCGCCTCGCCCTGCCCTGTCAAGGGGAGGGCGGCGGATTTCTGCAACTTTCCCATCGGGAACAGGATGGCGGCCCCGTAGCCGGCCGCATCCCCCGGATGGCTATGCTTGTCCTTGTAGGGTAGGCCGGAGACGAGCCCGGTCCGCGCCACGTGGTAGTGCCATCCTCCACGCAAGGCGTGCCATACACAGGCGCAGCGCTCTCTATCCACTTGCACCAACCCCCGGCCGCCCACCGTCCGGGTGAGCACCGCGCGCAGGGGTTCGATGCGTTCGTCGGGGCGCACGGGGCCAGCCCGCCACGTCCCGCCCAGTTCATTGCGCAGCGTGCGTACGGCGCTCCGCATCACGCTGCTCTGCTCGCGTATCTGCCCGGCCGGGTCGCCGATATGCTTCAGCGTACAGTGCAGGGGCTTGTAGCGCTCCTGGAGGACAGGCTTCACCCAGTTGAGGATCAGCTCCTCCGTCCCCTCGTTATCCATCGAGAAGCCGTCCAGGAAGTTCCAGTGCCCGAGCGGGGTCCGCTGCGTGATCAGGCAGGTGGCGTTCAGGCCGAAGTCCCAGAGCAGGTAGAGGTCAATGCGCGGGATGGGGGTGAGGCCGAGTGACAGGTGCAACCTATCGTTCCACTGCGGCGTCACGCTCTTGCCAATCTGCTGGAAGCCGAACTCGCCGTCCACGAAGCGCCGGACTAGATCGGCGCGGTGCGCGAACGTCTTCCGCATCTCCTCGTAGTAGCGGAGCGGGAGGTGGTGCAGGTTCTCGGGCAGCGCAGGCTGCCAGATGCGGAAGTCCTCCGTCCCCGGCTGGACGAACTTCCTGTACGTCCAATGCGCCTCGTCGGGATTGTTCTCCGCCAGCTTCGCCCCGTACCACTTCATCCCCGGCTGCCGCAAGCGGGAGAGGGCCATATCGAAGATCATCTCATCGACGCCGGTCGCGCCCACTGCGGGCGCTGGCTCGTCGATCCCGAAGCCGGCTAGCTCGCGGCTCATGAGCTTGGTGCTATCGCTGGGGTCATCCATCCCCATGAAGATGACCTCACCCTTGGCCACCCCCTCAGCCCAGGTGAAGGTCTTACGCCCGGCGTTGTAGGTGCCGAACACGCCAGGAGGGAACCACGTGAAGAACGTCTTCATCGTCGTGCCCTGGATGTTCTCGAAGGTGTCGCGGATCAGCGCCCAGCAGGCGCCCGGGTTGTGGCGCGTGTGGTAGAGCGCGGCCCAGGCAAGCGCCGTACTCTTCCCCTCACCCATGCGCGAGGAGAACAGGTCGGCCTTCGCCCGGGACTCGATGAAGTTCCGCTGGACGGGGTTGGGGATGAAGTTAGTCTGATGCGTCGCCGTCACTCGTCACCCCCTGGGCGGCTAGCGCCTTAGCCTTCCGCCTCGCGCGCCAGCGTCGGCGCTCCGCATTCCTCTGCTCTTTCTTCCGCGCTTCCTTCGTCAGCGCATCCGCTGCGGTAAACGTACGGCCCCGCTTCTTCGCGGGCTCACCCGCTTCCCCTTCAGGGTCGGGCACCTCGGCGACGGCCTGCAACTCGTAGATGTCGGGGTGCTCTTTTGTCCCAGCCCCCGGCCCTTGCGCGAGATCGAGCGAGGTGTTAATCTGGATCGGGACGGTGACCTGCATCACGCCCTGGCGGGCGTAGACTTGCGGGTTCCGCTTCTCGGCGGACCAGCGGAGCTGTTGCACGAGCATCTCCACCGCCTTGAGGTCCGCTGGCTTCGCGGGAGGGGCGGCGGCTTTCGCGCGCAGTAGCGAGAGCGCCTCATCCTCCAGCGTATAGCCGCTAAGCTCACGGGCTTGAGTGAAGCGCTGCATGAGGCCGGGGTTACGGAGCAGCCAATGGATGACCACTTCCTTCGCCGGCATCTCGGGGAGCGCCTCTATCTCCTGGAGCGACTTGCCAGTGGTGACCGCCTCAAGGACGGCCTCCACCTGGAGCGGGTTCTCGGGGATGACTATCAGGGCAGTTCCCATTGCCACTCCCCTGCTACGCGCTTGGACACAACCCCTAACTCCACCTTGGCCCTGCCCAATGTCCGCTCACTGAAGCCCTGCTTCGTAGCTTCCTCTAGCATACGGATGGCTGATTGCGGACCGGGCGTGAGCTGCTCTTTCATCCAGCTGACGGCCTTCCCTAGCGCCTTCGGGGTGCGGGAGGGTTCCTGTGGGAGATGCGCCCCCTCCCTGCCCCATTCGACTGCACCCTGCCAAGTGAGCACACCATGATCGTTAGCCGCGTCCCCATGCGGGGTGATGGTGTAGCCGAGCGCGCCCCCTGTGAGACCGACGTTGCCCTTCGTACGCTCGATGTATGTCGTCCCGTCCTTGGCACGGACCGCGCTTATCTCACTGCGTGCATAGCCCGTGATGTCGATGCTCCCGATGCCGGAGTAGAGCTTGTTCTCCCCCGGGGCACCCTTACGCCTATGCCGACAGAGGAGGACGCAGATATCGTTCATCATCGCGGCTTCGCGGAGGTGCGACCCCCAGTCGCGAGTCTCATTCGCCTTATTCATATCCACGTCTTTACCCATCCAGGCCTGGAGGGGGTCTATCACCAGGAGCCCAATCCCGCGCCGCTTACACTCATCCCCTATCTCCTTCGCGACCTTGGCGGTGATCACCTCACGCTGGTCGGTGATCCAGATGCGCGAGAGGTCCGCGCCCTGGTTCCCCAGCCGCCACACGATGGTGTCGTCCGCCGCGTCTTCGCCATTCATGATCCAGGTGTTGAGCGGCTTGCGGTTAGCTCCTGGCGCTTCGCCCGGCAACCCATCCCCCCGACTGAGCCGCGCCGCTATGTCGCAGACCACTGTGCTCTTCCCGACTCCCGGATCGCCGGTGAGCACGTTGAGTGCCCTCCGCTGGAGGAAGGGCTTCCAGAGCCACTCTATGCTACGCCTAGTGATTGCACTCGCCTGCACGGCCCGCTCGCCGCCAATCGCTCGCCGCTCGCCTCCAACCCCTCGCGGAGTTGTAGAGGGGATAGGCTTCACTGCCACCGTCATTCGCTTCCCTCACCCGTCAACCTTGCTGGCATCCTAGCCCATCGCGGCGGGGTTGTCAACCCCCTGCCGCCGGGTGCGGCCGCGTGCCGCAGTGTTAGCGAAAGTAGACAGCCAAGGCGGCCAACTCCCTAGGATATTGCACCCCTGGCTACCTTGGCAGCCTTACGGCTCCGCCCCCCTTCGGGCGGGCGGGCGCTCCGCGCCCTCGCCACGCTTCCTCCGCTCCGCCTGCGGCTGCGCTCCGGCCCCCTGCCGCCGCCGACCCAACCCCCGGCTGCTCGCCGGCTTCGCCGGCTGCGCAGCTAGACGGCAGTATATACATCTCTTAACTCCCAGGGGGTGTGATAATCCGCCGCGACCCCTAGCCGCACAGCGGGGCGCCGAAGGCGCCCCTTTTTGCAGTTGTATGTCGGCGGCTAACCCTGACCCCTCGCGTACCAGAAGACGGGGCCCCCGCGCTCAGGGGGGCGTTAAGGGACTCCTGGTAGGGGGAACTGGCCCCGCCGCCTTGCAGCTACACGCAGAACAAACCGTGAACAGACCAGGAACAAAGCATGAACAAATCAGGAACGCTGTGGCCGCCGGGCCACAGTCAAGCGGCAAGCGGGGAGTGTTGCCAATTCGCCACTGTCAAGGATCAAAGCGCTATATCCGCTGCGACATAGCGCCACTGTTATGTTATAACATAACACCCGCCGCGCGATCGCGGCCCCCTCTCACGCGGCTAGCAGTGGGGGCTTGACAGCGTCCCAGCGACGCGGCTACGCCTTCGGCGCGGGTTGCGGGTTGGCCGCTTCCCCCACTGGAGACTACACCAATGAGACACTGGACAAACGAAATGTGCCTGCTCTACCTCCGAGCCCTACGCCTACAGCAAGAGGCTGCAGAGGAGGCGGCTCGCGCTCGCTTCCTGCGGCCATGGTTCGGTGGCAGCTGCGGCGCCGAGCATCTAACCCGAGCCTACCAGCGCGGCGCGGCCCAGCTGGCCAGCGAAGCGCGGGCCTCGCTGTTCTACCTGCTAGACCTGCAATGCTGGTACAGGGAGACCGGGCTATGAGCAAGATCGGCAAGCTGGCCAACGCGGCCCACGGTCGCCGTCGCCACTACTGGCACGTGTTCTCCCGCGATCGCGCCGTGCGTGACAGCTGGGTGCATGAAATCGGGTTTGATAACCACAGCGACGCGAAGGCAGAGTGCGAGGATATCCGCGACCACGACCGAGTGCCGAGGATTATCCCCTGTCTGTGGACGGACGAACCGGCCGCGATGGTCGCAGCGCTGAACGCCTACGAACGCGAGCGGCTGGCGCGTCGGTCGGCAATCGCAGGGGGTGCGCTATGACCACGTATGAATTGCACCTATGGTACGGCCGGTCACACCGCTACGAAACGCACGCAACGCTGGCCGACGCTTACACGGCCTACTATGAGGCGCGGCAAGCGTTCCCTACGTGGTACAGCAAGCTAGAAGTGCGGGAAGTAGTCGCGCGTCCCCTGCTCACCTGCGAGGCGCCGCTATGAGCCGCATAGTTCGCTGGTACGCCTCACGGCTAGGTTACATCGGGTTTGGCGCGGCTGGCGCCCTGGCCACGCTGCTAGCCCTAGACGGCCACTCTGCAGCCGCAGCGGCCATGGCAGCGCTCGCCGTCGCGTCCTGGGCCATGGCCTACCTACACGATGACGCCTAGCTAGCCGCTAGCAGTACAGGGCAAGAAGAAGGGGCCAGCCGCCAAGCTGGCCCCTTCGCATTACTGGCGCGCTACTAGCGGCTTACTTCCCGCCCTTTTTCCCCCTCGTCTGCTGCACATACGGCGCGGTCTCCGCCTTGACCTTGGCGAATTGCTCCGCCGTCGCATGGCCAGCCTTCCACGCGGCCTTGGTGACCTTCCGCCACTCGGCAGCGGCAGGGGTTGAAGGCTTGTCGAGGAACGCCTTGCCAGCCTCGCAGATCAGGGACTGCGCCGCCACCTTGGCCGGGTCCATGTCCGGCAGGTTGCTAGCCTGTTGCTGCATAGGCTCCACTTCGGCCACGGTCGCTTGCGCGACCGTCTCCGCGACGCTGCCAACGGCCAGCTGGGCCGCTTCCACAATCGCCGCCGCTTCGCCCGCAGCGTGCGCAATGGCGGCATCGTCCACCTGCGTGCCATCGCCGACGAACGTGAGCCGCAGCGGCTCCGTCAGCTGGCCCCCGGTCACAAGCGGCACCGCGACCACGGCAACGTGCTCCGGCAGCGTCTCCGCCACCTTGGCGACGATATCGGCCGGGACATCGGTCACTAGCACCGCGCCGTCACCCAGCGCCGCGACCACGGGGACGTCAGCGGCAGCGGACTGCGTGGTATCCCCTGGGGTAGCCAGTTGCACGGCCGGGGCCTCGATGGCGGCCGCGCTCGTCTCCTGGGCAGGGGTAGGCGTATGGGCGCCGCTCGCGATGATTGCCGCCACAGTCTCGGCAATCTGCGTCTCCGGAGCCAAAGGGCCAGCAGGCTCGACAGCGGCGAGCGCATCGGCCAGCGTAGCCGTCACAGCGACCGGCTTGCGCGAGGCGGTGATCAGCTGCCACTTACCGGCCGCATAGTCGGCCGGCATGCTGCCCACATCCTCGCCAGTGAGCCGCTTGAGCAGCCGCCGGTTGCGCGACCACGTGGCCCGGCATTCTACCTCGAAGGCGTTGAACAACGATTTCTCCCGCATCGCCATCCACTGATCAGCGGGGATGCCCAGCGTCTGCAGCGCCTTCTGCGTAGCCGTATCCCGAGCCGTGCGCCGCACGTGCAGCACATGACTGCCCAGCATGACCGGCGCAAAGGCAATCGCCTCGATCGCGGCATGCGCAGCGGTCAACCCCTGCAGGGCGACGCGAGGCGCGGCCTTGGCCATGCTCACGAGCCCGGAAGCGAGCGCGCTAGGCGCCAGCGTCCCGTCGCGGACAGCAACCAGGGGGGTAGGCTCCGGCTTGGGGCCGAAAATAGCCTCATACTCGGCAGCGGTAGTCTTTCGGTTGAACTGTGGCATGTGTATGTACTCCTTAAATTAGCCCGTCAGGGGCCGGTTGCAGTCGCAGCGGCAGGGGTAGCCAGTCGCGTCGGTTTGCCTGCCAGGGCTCAAATCCGGCGCGTTTAACCCCTATCCAGAGTGGACGGGGGGTTGTGGTCGGCCAGCTGGGCGCGCAAGCGCCAGCGCCAGCCGATTGAAGGGGGGTTAGGGGCAAGGTGGCCAAGGCTGCCAAGGCGGCCAGATGCTTAGGGGTTGGCAATCTTGGCAGCGTCATTCTGTCGCAGGCTAGCGCAGCACTAAGGCCGCGACCGAAGCCAGCACATGAGCCGCCCACCATATCGCGTACCATCCATAACCAGCTGCTAGCAGTATCCAGATCAGGGGGCCGGGGGCCGGTATGTTTGGCAAGGCACGCTCCTTGTGCGTTCGGCATTCCTACGGGAAGGGGATAGCGGAGAAGGGTAAAAGAGCGGCTAGCCGGTGCGCCTCGGGATTGTCTGCCCGTCACTCGCGAGGCTCCAGACGCTAGCCGCTCAGCTGGAAGGGGAGAGTGCAGAGGATCGGTCGGCCGCAGCTGCAGTGCGCCCCTACTCCCCTCCCCTTCCAGTGCGAGGGAGCTTTGGACGCTCCCCCTAAGCACGCGACAGCTGGCAACGTAGGCGACAGACCCTAGCCCGTTGTCACACCACAACGGGCCTTCCCCATCCACACCAGAAGCACGACCCTGCGCGCTCCTTGTCTGTCCGCCTACGGATACCATCACGCACTATCTCACGGGTTACGGGCCAGCCACTCGCCAATCGCGTCGGGGCTGGCCCCACACTCGCCAGGGGACGCACCAAGCGGCGCGAAGGCCAAGGCGACAAGGGCCAGCATGACGGCCCCGCACAACACCACAACGCCAATCGCGCGTTGCTGGGACGAACACTTACACTTGCTCAACATGACAGGTCACTCCTTCAGAACAGAATGGCGAAGCTAGCTGACACCATGCCTGCAAACAACGCCCATCTGACAACAGGGTTACTCAACCAATAACGCAACAAATCACCTCCTTACCTTGCCCCCCTTTCTGGGGGTTGTGGGAACGGGGTTGAACCGCGTTCCGTACTCCCGCGCCACTTCAGAAGCGGCGAGGATTGCGTCCCTAGCCGACATGCCGCCCATAAGCGCGGACATAGCTAGGTCTAGCCAAACCTCATGTGTCTGTCTCATGGCGCGGTGTCCTAGAACGCCAATGGGCCGCGCGAGGCGGCCCAAAGGGGTTGCAGCTGGGGGTTAGCGGCTAGCGGCTAGCGGTCCGCTTCGGTGCGTTCGGGTTCGGGTAGCCGACGTTGAAATTGAATTTCAACCCCTTCAGCCCGAGCGGCTTCCACCCGCCACTGCCAGCGATCAGGCACAGTGCGCCTTGCTCGCCTTCCACCTTGCCCTTGCTGGGCTTGGCGCGGGCCATGAACCCATCGCCGATGCCCACGGCGAACATGAGCACATCGCCGATACGCTGCACGGCCACGTTATTGCCGATGATAAGGCCCTGCTCCAAGCCGGGGATTTCCTTCGGCGTCTCCGCTAGCTGCGCTTGCAGCATGTCGGCCAGCCGCATAGCGCGCGGCGGGGCCGGTTCGGCAGGAACCGGCAGCGGCTTCGGGTCCGTCGCGGCGGCCGCAATCGCGGCCACGTTGTCGGCGGGGTTGCCGCTTGCCACCATGGCAGCGGCGCGGTCGTGCAGGCTCAGGGTGCGGTTTTTCTTGCTCATAGCAGTCTCTCCGTTGGTTGCAGCTGGTGTGAAAACGCAGAAAAGCACGGCCGCTTGTGCCATGCTTCGCTGTGTTCTGTCAACCCCTCGCCGCTTGCCCCCCTCGCATGGTTAGCCAGTAGACCGCGCCGCTGACGGGCAGGATGGCCCAGAGCGCCGCGTCAGCCACCCAGGGCGCGGCGCACAAGAGCGCCTGGATATGCTGCAGCCCGTAGTACAGGGCCAGGAACCCAGCAACCCCGACAACCAGTGTCCCGATTGCGGGGACGGCCGCTAGCTTCAGGACTTCCCAGAAGAAACTAAGGGCCAGCAATCCGCAGACTGCCCAGACTACTATGTAGATCATGGTGTGCCGCTCCTTTACCGGCAGACAACCAATCGCATGATTTGCCCCCAGGGTCAAGGTGGGGCCACTGGAACGCAACGGGGGAGTGCAGAAGCCAGTGGCCCCGGCCACGGCGAGGGGCACGCCGCAGCGGGCCGCACTAGGCGCCCAAACGCGGCGCGTGGCAATGCGACAAAACGACGCAGGGGCCGCGCCAGGGGCCGCGCCAGCTGCGACAATTTGCGCCGATGCAACCGGCCGCAGACGTGCTAGACAGTGCGCTTGCCGCAATCCTGCGGTGTCAACCCTAGTGGAGTAACAGTAACATGAGCGATACTGGAAAAATCGGCGAGGAAAACCCAAATCCTACCCGGAAGCAATCCCCGCAGCTGCACCTTTATGAGGGACTTCTGGAAACGTCGCAGAATACCTTCGCTAAGAAAGCGTTTTACTTCCCCGCCTTCTACACGGTTGCACAAGTAAAAAAACCGGGTTACAAGAAACGGGCGAAGGGGCTTGGGAAAAAGGAAAAGTGGGAAGTAGTCCCCAAGCTGCGAGTGTACGATCCGAATAAGAAAAACACCGTCCCCCTCAGGACGCAGAAGGCTCGCGGTGTCGTGGCCGCTACGTCCCTCAGCCAGTATAGCGCTATCCCGCGTTGGTTGGCGATTGCGCCGATCCAATCCGTTCTCCCGCAGTGCTATGGGGACATGAGCACCTACAACTACCCGCTCTTTGCCCGTCCGTGCCCCCGTCGGCCCCGTCATGGCTTCGTGGAAAGCCGGATTGTGAATAACCGGGAGGAATTGCTGGGCGTGGTTGCCGAGACGATGGCAGCCGATAGGCTTGGCGAAGTTATGCTCATGGCGCCGCTTACCGGACGCGCAAGCGCGGTTGTGACCGATAGTGGCGTGGTTTGGGGCATGGGCAACGCTGGTGTCACGGGAGGAAAGGGGAAGCAGGTCATGCTCCCGGTCCCGCCCAAGAAACAGGACCAGGGTATCACCGACCACCTGAAGCGTGCGCATAGGAATTTCGGCGCGGAGATGCACGGTTCCGTCTACATCGAGGTTGTGGAAGACGATGGCAATCCGACGATTGTCCAGATGCGCGATGGGCCGGCAGAGGTAGCTATCGGTGGCAACTACGTTCCGGAGAAGGATTACATAGTCCAGAACGTAATTGTCCCGACCTTCGAGGAGCAGGAGAATTTGCTGCTCTGGGAGAAGCGAGTTGCTGGCGCGCCCAAGGGGACGGCTATCGTTATCCGCAATAGTTCGCTGACGTCCCATTGCGCGGTGCATGGGTTGGCGAACAAGTTTGCCGTCCTGACTGAAGGTCCCTTCGCCGACGCGCCCGAGACGTTGGCAATCGGAACCATCCTTCAGCCTGCGGACAATCAGCCGCCGCCGCTGACGAAAGCAGACTACGCCGCGATTGCCAAGTACATGCGGAAGACTATCCCGCAGGATAGGGCGTCGCGTGCAGCTTTCGCCGTCAGTGTGCTCCATGCTATGAGCGTTTGGGGGAATGACCCCGCGTTGCTGTGGCTGCGTGCAGCCGGCGTCATGACCATGGCCAAGCTGGTCGTGTCCGCTTGCGCGGGCGAGGCTCGCCACTTCTACCGCTGTGGTCCCGGCCGATATACGGAAGGGGCCGCGCCGACTATCCCGTGGAAAATGATCACCGGCCGCGAATTGGGGATGAGCAACTACCCCGAGCGTAGCGTTGTGCTGCAGAGTGTCTACCGCTACAGCATCAAGCGGCTGGCCCTTATCGCGGAGAACTGTGTGGAGGATTTCCGGGGCAATTGGAACGGCCGCAGGCTTGATCGCCATGGTAGGCAGCAGGGTTCCTGTGGCTATGGTGGCCCGAAGTGGAGGGATAGCAGCAAGGCGGCGAGAAAGCTCTGCACGGCGATTATCAAATTCAAGAAACGTCCGTGCGAGCGTACCTGGGCCGAGGTCTCCATGTGCTACAACATGGCGGTGTGTCTGGCACACAACGGCGGCCGTGTGCTGAACAAATGGGCCGGGGCTTCCGAGATTGACCAATGCGCCCGGTTCCCGCAGCTTGGCCTCATGTCCCCGCAGGCTATGTTTATCTGTACTGGTGTGAAAGGCGATGATGAGTCTGGAAAGCCTGGGAAGAAGAAAAAGAAAAAGAAAGTCCCATCCTGCGGCGATTCCTCCTGCGCCATCTGCCCGCTTGTCCGTGTTAAGGAGTTGCACTAATGCCGATGGATATCGGGATCAATTGCACACTCAAGGGGGCGCGATGCTACCTTGCCGCGTGCATCGAGAGTGGCGCTTGCAAACTGGCGAGTGCCGCTGTGGATAGGATTGTTAACTCAACGTCGGCCTCGACCCCGAGTGCGGATAGTACAACCACAGGTGGTGTCGATAACACCAGCAAAACCTGCCATTATGGCCTCTACGCCCTCGGGACTGTTGGGAAGGCTAAGCTCTGGGTTGGCCGTGCTGCGGCAGTTTGTCGCTGGATAAAGGGCCAGCCCAAACCCGTCGCGCTTATTCTCAACATGATGGGGGATGAGCCGTGGCGGAAAAAGGAGGAGACCGGGGAAGTAATAGGGAATAAAGGCGCGAGAAAGCTCCTGCCCAAGTCACTGTTCGACTCCTACGAACCGACCCCTGAGATGATAGTGGACTGGCCTGACTTCGGCATTCCTACTATGGACCGCCGCTGGTGGGTGCGACTGAATGCCGCATTGGCGAAGGTCGAGGGGGATGTTATCCTGCACTGTCAGGGCGGTCATGGCCGGACTGGGACTGCAGCCGCTATCCTGGCCGCGATGAATGGATGGCCGGGGAAGGATCGCTGCCCGGTAGAGTGGCTACGGGCTGTATACTGCGAGAAAGCAGTGGAGTGTAAGGAGCAAATCCGCTACATCGAGGATATGGCAGAGTGTCACGTGACTTCCAACCCGTTCCTGGATTGGCGGGCAGAGTTTGGGGATAATCGGGGTGGCTATAGCTACCTGGCTCCTAGCAATCTCGGTGGCGATCCGAAAGCGGTGTGGAAGGGTGGCCCCGGTGGCGGGTACGTCACCGTAACGACCCCGAAGCCCAAGAAACTATCCATCCGGCAGTATAGGAAATGGGTCAGAAGGCAGGCTCACAAGGGGAAGTCCGAGCCGACGATGAAGACTATAACCGATAACGCAATGGTCTGTGTAGAAGGGGAGTGGTACCAGTGGATCGCAGCGACTCGGAAGTTCGTATGGAAGTGCAGCCTGCACAAATAGGGACGAAGGAACGTCCTAGGGAAGTGTGGTCAGTCCCGCAGTTTCGGGACTGGCTACAAAGGGCGAGACGGGGCGAGTGGTGCTGCTACTGGTTAGGGCACCTTTCCGCCGCCAGGGACAATCCGCCCGAGTCGCTTGACAACCGCGCGGCTTGGGCGTACATGAAGCTAGCCGACGGCCTGGGGCAGGCCGCCTATTACGCGCACCGCGCCGGACTCGCGTGCCTTGTTCAGCGGCGCACGCGCCTTTGGGGGTATCAGTATCTCGCAATCAAGCGTTAGGAGTTTAACATGCTGCGACTAATCATCCAAACCGTCCCGGTTAGCGATAACCTGGACGATCAGGAACCGACCCCGACCTTCAACGTCTATGAGGTGGAATGTGCTAGCCTTGAGCGCCATCTTTCTAGCCCTGTGCCTGCTCTGCATCGTAGGGTTATCCTCGGTTACGAGGTCTATGAGAAGCCGAAGGAGCCCGACAAGCCGGCGCCAGGATCGCTAGCAGAGAAGCTGGCCAAGTACAAGGCGGAGAAGGCCAGTAAGGAAGCCGGTCAGACTGCGGAAAAGAACGGGTTCAGTAAGTGGGAGAAGAAGGCGGAGGAAGCCCGGAAGAAGGAGGCCGCCAACAAGAAAAAGCAGGAAGAGGCCAAGAAAGCCAAGGGTTACCAGAACGGTAAGACCAGCTGGTGGCGCCGCCAACCTGCGACAACTTGACCCTTGACGCGAGGCGGCCCCCGTGCTAGCCTCGCGTTCTAGGCCACGACGTCGTTGCCCCCATGCGGACATGCAGCGGCGGTCCTAAAAAAGCCAGGGGTTGGATACAATGCCCCTGAGCGTAATTGGCGAAAGAACGGTGCCACGTGGCTTACCCCAACAGGACAGGGCTAATCGGGTGTTACCGTAATGCCCTGTCTTAATCCGGAGAGGGGCCGAGCCGGTCTACAACAGGCCCCGCCGAATTCAGGAGCAGACGATGATAAGCAAGGTCAACAAGAACGTATGCGTCCCCAACGTGTACAAGCTCTATGGGAAAGACCGGAGGTTCCTGCGGGAGGTGCGGATCGAGACCCCGGACTATCGGGTGGTCAGCCTGTACAGAGAAGGGGACACGTACTATGTCCGGCAGGGTAGCTGGCGCCTTTACGAAACGGAGTGCTTTGATGGCAGTACAACGGCTGGAACTGTGGATTAACGGCGAGCATCGGGCTACGCTGCTAACTAACGCAGAGGATGTGCAGAAGTGGCAGCGTAAGGACTGGCTGGGCCGCTATCTGCAGGGGTCCAAAACCTTCGAGATAAGGGAGTACGATGACAAAAACAAACCCGATAGACGAAACGCTGGCGCATCCGGGGGCAACTACGCTTGACGAGTGCCTCCGCCGCGATCCTACTAACATACCGGACGCGGATTTGGATGCGATCATAGCTTACAGCCGGGAGGAGCGGGTACGCTTCAACCTGAAGGCACAACAGAAAGAGGACAAAAAGGATGGCGTCGATGGCTCAGAGACGATGGATGCGGCGGATAGAACTGAAGAGCAATGAGTTCTGGGGCCGCCGTTCTGGAACTATCACGAAGCTGGGCGAGCGTATCTTCAAGCTGAAGCGGGGAGGGATGGCCCATCAGGAACACCAGGGGCCGTCAGGCTGGAAGCTAAAGCGGCGCGGGAACTATCGGAACCTGAAGCTGGTCAGGAAAGGTATCTCGCTGGGCTACACTCCGAGGAAAGGCGTCAAGGTACTGGCGAGGTGAGAAAGCCGCGCAACAGAAATCCCGTCGCTAAGATGGTAAGACAGCGGGCATATAGGCCCCGTGTGAAACCAGCAAAGCGACGGGAGCGCGGTCGGTTAGAGGCGCGGTTGCGGCTAAGGGAAGGCGTAGACACATGACGGGAGTTTGGTCGGATGAAAACCCTCGCCTGCAGACTCACTGGGATAGCACGTCGCTGCGGTCGCTTCTGGCGTGCCCATATCGTTATTACCTTGCCCATGTTGAGGGCTGGCAGACAGTGGCACAGCGAGTAGACCTGGAGTTCGGGCGGATAGCGGGCGATGGGCTGGAGACATTCTATCGGGGGATTATCGAGGAAGGGTTAGGGCATGATGAGGCGTTACGGGCTGCGGTCAAGCGAGTTCTCACCCTATCGTGGGATGCCGCGCAGGGACGCCCCCTTCTCGGCTCGTACGAGAGCGTATGGCGCTGCACTGGCACGACTAAGTTCAAGAACGCGAAGGGTAATGCTGCTAAATGCCCGTTTTCCCATAAGGGCAAGTTCTACATGGCACCCGGTCCTGCGTTTTGCAGCTGCGGGTCTCTTACGGAAACGACGGAGAAGTGGCTACCGGACAACCCTGTGAAGGATCGCTACCAGCTAGTGCGGCTAATCATCTGGTACGCGGAGGAAGTGAAAAACGGCTACCTCAAGCCGCTGAGTTGGAAGGAAACAGAGAACCATCCGCATAAGGCGCTTGTGGAAGTGCCCTGGGTGCTGCCGATCTACCGGAACGGCGGCCGTATGTTCTACCTCTGCGGGTGGTTCGATGCCGTTAAGAGTCTGGGGAGTGTGAACAATGAAGCGTTCATCACGGATTACAAGACGACAAAGAACACGCTTGGAGCTGGCTACTTTGCTCCGTTCGCTCCAGACTTGCAGGTGTCTGTTTACGATCTCGCTGGAGCAAAACTGCTCAGAGGACCGCTTCCGTATCGAGGGGTTGCTATCGAAGGTATCCAGGTCCTGCAGGGCGGAGTGCGCTTTGGCTTCATGCCCTTCTACAAGACCGACGAGCAGCGAGAAGAACTTGTGAAGGAGTTGCAACTCTACCTAGCGATGGCGGTGCAGTTTGCAGAAAGCGGCTACTGGCCCATGAACCGTGCCAGCTGCCATCTGTGCCAATTCAAGGGGGTGTGTGCTGCGTCCCCTGAACATAGGCCAGCGATCCTGGCGCAAAACTTCACGCGCAGTTGGTGGAACCCCCTAACACGGCAGAGGCAGGAGACGAGAGAGCAACAATCCTATGATCAAGCTCCTACTTCCCCCGTCCACGGGGGAAAGCTTACAAGAGAGCAAATCGCTCGCGGTGATGCAGTAGTTGACATAAGGGAGGCACCATGAACGCAGAGAAGATGATGACTACACCTCTATTCAAGGGGCTGATAACAGGATACCCTGGAGCGGGGAAGACGAGCAGTCTGGCAAGTCTGGCGAACGCGGGGTTCAAGCTGAGGTACATGAACTTCGACGGGAACTACGAGTCGATGCTCCAGTACACGAAACCGGAGTTCAGGCATAACATAGACATCCTGAACTTCGAGGATAAGCTAACCCTGCAGGGGCCGATCATCGGCGTGGCTGGGATGCCGACCGCGTTCGCCAACGCCTTTAAGGCGCTGGATAACTGGAAGTACAAGGAGGGGGAGCAGGAGTACAACCTAGGGTCGAGCAAGGACTGGGGCGCGGATACAATCGTGGTGCTCGACGGCCTCACGGGGCTCAGTGACAGCGCCATGGCGTATGCTCGCGCGGCGCTGAACAAGACGATCCTGAACACGACCAGGGCCGTCTATGGTGTGGCGAGCGCTAACGTCGGCGCCTTCCTCTCCCGGCTGACTAGCACCCAGAACACGCATCACGTGATAGTCATCAGCCACTTGAAGATCATCGGGCCGGAGGGCGCAGCGGATGGGGATGACGACTTCGCTAAGTCGCTCAAGGAGGCGAAGGCGGATATCATCCCAACCCGGCTCTTTCCCTCGGCCGTGGGACGCCAGCTACCTCAGCAGGTAGCCGGGCACTTTCCGGTAGTCATCGCGGCAGAGGCTAAAACGTATGGGAACAAGGTGCGGCGGGTACTGCTAGCGGATGCACAGCCTAACCAGGACACTAAGCTTCCTATCCAAGACCTTGAGAAGCTGGGAGCCCTGCCGATTGAAACTGGACTGCTAACCATCTTTGACGCGCTAGGAGTGAAACGGCCATGATGGATGAAGCGTTATTCGCGACCCCGCTAAGGAAGGGGCTGCTTAACTTCGAGAGGATGTACCTGCAGTATCACCTACGCCAGTGCCAAGGGAAGATAGAAGTGCTATCGCGGGTGTTGAAGACGAACCGCCCCTACCTCTACCGGCGGTTGCGTAAGTGTGGAATTGACCTAGCTAAGGAGCGAGAGACATGTCAGCAGTAGTGACGGGAAAGATGGTGATGGCGGGCGTTGACGTCCTGCATCAGTCCAAGATCGGCGACCTGAAGACCAGGGTCGTGCGTAACATCTACGAGGCGATGGATAAGGCCAAGCCGGCGCCGAAGGGCTACACGGAGCCGGTAGCGGTGGCGCAGTGGTGGCCCGCGTCCACGGGCAAGATCGCGGTCCATACCATGACCACGGAACACGTGGTCCGCAGCCTGCAGAGGCTCGCCCGCGACCTGGGCAACTTCGACGTGACACCGGAAGAGGAAGACTTCAAGCTGAAGTGGATCGGGGTCTTCTACGAGGAGCTGAAGCGTCGCTGTGAAGACTTGCGCAGGAAGCGGATGGACGCGCAGGAGGACGAGGGTTGGAACTGCGGCGTTTAGCCGCGTTGACGCCGGGGCCGCGAAGGCGTAAGATCGCGGTGATGGGGCGAGTGCCCCTTGACGAGAGAAGGGTGAGGACATGACGCAGTTGCAGAGTTACGAGGAAATCCTGCAGAAGGGCTGGGATGAAATCCCCGAGCCCCAGTTCCTGCCGGATGGAAGCTATCGCTTCCGTTGCACGGGCGCTAAGGTGATGCCGCCGAAGAATGCCGACCAGTCGGCCCGGTGCGTGTTCGCCATGGAGCCCCAAGAGGCCATGGATGACGTGAACTCGGATGCCCTCGCGGCTCTGGGTGAGGGTTACGACATCAGCGAGAACGTCATTTTCCCGACGATCTGGCTGAGCAAGGGGACCGATTGGGCGAAGGTGCGGGCCATCCTCACCAAGCTCGGCGTGAACCTCGCTGACTACGACACCATCGAGGCTAGCCTCAAGGCGGCTAAGGGGTGCGAGGTCATCGGCTACGTGACCATGCGTCACTACATAGACAAGGCTAACAAGCCGCAGCAGGAGAATGTCATCCAGACGTTCGCGGAGCTGAGCTAATGGCTAAGCTGACTACCAAGGCCAGAAAGGGGCTGAAGGCTTCAACCTTCGGCCTCCCAGGCTCCCGCAAGTATCCGATGCCCGACGCCAGCCACGCGGCTAATGCCAAGGCGCGCGCCACTCAGCAGCGGAAGAAGGGGAACCTCAGCGCCAGTGCCGAGGCTCAGATTGACGCCAAGGCCAATCGCATCCTTGGTGGACGTAACCCAATGTCCGGCGCCGTCGCGAAGGCCCGGAAGCAGAAAGGATACTAACACATGGCGAAAGCAGCTAAGAAACGGGCCTTCAAGGGCACCGAGAGCAAGGCCGAGGAGGGCCGCGAGGCTAAGGGGATGAAGGTCCCCTATCCGGGCGCGAAGGGCAAGAACCCCTTTGCGGGCGCAGCCTCGGCTGCGATGAAGCAGAAGCGTAAGTGACGGGGTGTGAGGGGCGGGCGTATGGCTGTGACCACCCGCCCCCACTGTTCCAGGAGAACACGATGGGTAACGAAGCACATAGCATCCCGCGCACCCTAGCCCTGGCGAAAGCCTTCCGGAATGCGGTCATCCTCGCGGATGACGACACCACGGGCGAGGAAGTGATCGCCGCGCTGAGCATGATCGCCGCCGAGATGATCGATGGCCAGGATGATGAGGAGACCGGCCAGGAGTTGCTAGGTAAACTCATTGTCGCAACCCATATCGGCATGCTGAAGTATGGCGGGTACAAGGTAGAGGTTCCCCATGGCAAGGCCTAAGTCAGCAACTGGTAAGAGTGCCTTCGGGCGCTCGCAGCTCCCTCAGGCGGTCCGTGACGCCCGCGCGGCACAGGTCAGCATCCTGCGAGGGAAGGAGAAGGCGACTAACCCAGGCAAGCTCCGGACTTCGCCCTTCACGAAAGTGGTGAAGCAGGCGACGGAGAAGAAAGGGCGCAAGTCATGACGTGGCAGGTGACTATCTGGGCTCACGATGGCGATACCCGTACGGTTGACAGCGACGGGTCGGAGACCATTGACGAGCTGATCCACAAGGCGGGCTTCAAGGCCCAGGACGTTAACGGCATGGATATCCAGCCAGTGCAGGGAGGTTGCAATGCCCCTAAAGAAAGGCGCCAGTAACAAGACGCGGAGCGAGAACATAGCGCAGGAGCGGCGCTCAGGGCGGCCGCTTGACCAAGCCATTGCCATCGCGTATAGTCAGCAGCGGAAGGCGAAGGGCCAGAAGCCAAGGAAGGGTAAGAAATGAGCGACACAACCGACGACGCGCGGATTAGCCGACTAGAGACCAAGATAGCCATCCTGGAGACGCGGCTGGCTCTCACAGTCGAGGCGGGCAACACCGTGGCGAAGTCCTGTCTCGGATTGGTAGACGTCGTGGAAATGCTATTGCGCCGAGTGAGCACCCTGGAGACGGGTAATGTCTACACGGAACCTCTACCAAGTGCATTTCATGACAAGGCGGGGTCTGGACAGGCACCACAGAACGGTAGCCTCCCGGCTACATGCTGAGCGGCTCTGCTTCGTCCTGAACTGTAACAACTATCCCCAACGCCTCTACTACTGGAAGCCCCTATGCCCGGCAGTGACACGTCCCTACCGAGCCCGCTCGAACGCGTGGTTCCCAGCGACTTCCCGAGAGGCGGGGATAGCCGCATAGCCTTTGTGGGGGAGGCACCCGGCGACCACGAAGTGGACAAACTACGTCCCTTCGTGGGGCCGTCGGGCTCTTGCCTGAATAGCATGCTGCGCGCGGCGGGCATTGACCGAGAGAAGTGCTACGTCGGGAACGTGTTCTCCACGCAGTTAGTAGGCAATGACATCGGGAAGCACCGCGCGTTCCTAGGCGCCGCGAACTGGGAGAAGTTCTACAATGACAATGTGGCCCGACTGGCTGCCGAGCTGGCAGCAGTTAACCCTTGCGTTGTCGTTCCTCTTGGCGGAACTGCTTTGGCTGCGCTGGCTAGCACGACCCAAATCGCACAGTTCCGAGGCGCGGTACGCATGGGTACAGGAGTTTTTGCCTCCTACAAGCTACTCCCCACATACCATCCTGCCATGGTCCTGCGACAGTGGTCCGCTTACACCGTATGTATCGGAGACCTCATCCGTGCCGTTGAGCAAGCTAAGCTGGGGCCGCACATTGTCTGGCCAAAGGTCAGCCTCGAAATCAGTCCCACTATTGAGCAGGTCGAAGCGTACCTCGCAGGTCCTTGCCGCGAAACGTCACTGCTCTCCTGCGACATCGAAACGGGCTGGGGACAAATCCGTGGTGTTAGCTTCGCCCCTAATAAGGCTGAGGCGCTGTATTGCCCGTTCATTAGCCTTGACAACGTCTCGCGCAGCTACTGGCCAACAGCCGCTCAGGAGAAACGCGCGTGGCTGGCAGTCAAGGGAGTCCTTGAACACCCTGTCCCCAAGCTGGGGCAAAACTTCGCGAACTACGACGTCATCTGGCTCCTGACTAAGATGGGCATTAGAGTGAACGGGCTCGGCGATGACTTGCGCCTGTTGCACAAGTCCCTCTATCCCGAGCTGCCTGCGAGCCTGCAGTTTATGGCATCTGCCTACTCTTCCCAGGGGCAGTGGAAGCACTGGGGAAAGGGGAAGAAACATGGAGGAAGTGAAGATGACAAACGGGACGCGTAAGCCGGTGTACTACATCGCCTCGGCCTTCTCCCGGCAGAAGGAGATGCGGCAGATCAGAAGCATCATGCAAACGGCGGGGTTCACAGTCGAATCCCGGTGGCTGGACGAGGAGGCGGAGAGCGATGCCGCCGCGCCGTCCGACGAGTACCGGGAAGCCTGTGCGCTGAAGGACCTGCAGGACCTAGCAGGCTGCGACGTGTTCGTGTGCTTCTGTGGGGCGGTCGGCGCCGGGCATCACACGGAGCTGGGCCTCGCCCTCGCGGGCGGGAAGCGGATCGTGATCATTGGCCGGAAGAACAACATCTTCCACTATCTGCCCCTGCAGGAG